ACCTGCTCCATCACCTGCACCTGCTCCATCACCTGCACCTGCTCATCCTGAAAGACGGGATGATTTGCCCTTTTAAGATTGCAATGCTTTCTGAAATGTGTGGTTTTTGCTTATATTGATTAAATTCTTGTTTTTGTTTGCGGATGGAGGTTTATCTTTTTTGCCATATTTCGGGTTTTCCTCCATCCGATTTTATTTGTAGTGGCATTAAGGAACAAATGAACACCATTATAAAGTATTCGGTGATTCTTTTATGATAGCCGATAGTGGGCGTTGGTATCGCCCCGAACGGATTAACGTTCTAAAATGTGTGTAAAAATATACATTAATACCTGATCATTCTAGGTTTGTTGAGATGAAAACAAACGAGTATAAAGAAACATGGTTTTTTGATTCGGAAGATGATATTCCATATTTTTCTTTTAAAAGTTGTTTGGTGTGTGAAGATTATAGGGATATTGTCTTGGATTGCTCTGATGATGACATTACAAGCATAATGAATGCAGTTAGTCTTATGAGCCGTTTTGATGTATGTGAGTTCTTCAAAATTCCTTCATATAAAATTGAGGAAGATGGAACTATACATGAGAGAACTTTTGCAGACAAGGAGATGGATAAGGCTTCAAACAGCGTGATGATTGATGATGTTCGTTCTACTATGATTCATGTTAACAGGAAGATTCATTCTTTGGTTGACTACATAAAAAGCATTGACGAGGATAAATTTGATGAGAGCGTTGTGACAAAGATAGAAAGGGATGTATTTGAAATACTTTATTTGAAACTAGGAAACAATTAAATCAGAGGCATTTATAACCAATTAAACATTATATACATGAAGAATTTGTTCAAAATGTACAGAGATTGGAGAAATAGAAAGTTTGTGGAAAAGATAAACAAGGTCTATTTTAAACAAGATAATGACGGTAATCTTTTTATGGAAGGAAGCCTGTATGTTTATGGTAAAACAACGGTGTAATTTCATCATGGGTGGATAAGTCACTTGATGATGTCAAAAAGTCTATATCGGATTTGCCATGAAAAAAAAAGAACTTCTAAAAAAAATGAGAGAATATCAGTCTTGGAGGAAAGGTGCTGACACTCCCATGATGTCACCATCCGAAGTCACTAGGATTATTGATTCCGCAATAACTGTGATAGAAAAGTCTGACACAAGCAAGGCAAATTCCGTGCTGTTCAAAAAAGAAGTGATAGACAAACTTCACATCACTGTTGGTGCTATGATTTTGGACGGGTATGACGAGTTAGATTCCTGTGTAAAGTATGTTAATGACTTAATATGTAAGTTAGATGAAAATTAATTTGTTTGTAAACGGAAATTTGGTGTGCGACCGAAGCGAAGCGAGGGAGCACAGGGGCAGTCTAGCTGCACAGGGGCATTGGAGGTTATAACGCTATGTGGTGGGGAACTTCCTAGTGATTATGACATTTCTGATGCTGTTATAATTGATGGCGATATTCATTGTCGTAGTATCAGTTGTAATGGCATTGTTGTTTGTAAAGGTTCTTATACCGTTATAGAGGAAGGAGGTGATTATGGGTCACTCTAACGGTAAAATCACTGCACCTGTCGGATTGGATAGTGATGTATATCCTACCTTAGGCATCGGCCATACTAGTAACGGTTATGATTTAGGGTATGCTTGTCTTAGCGAAAAAATTAATATGTGGAGTTATATAAAACCCAAAGAAGCGTCTAGCCCTTCATTTGACAACGCTAGTTTACCTGGTATAATTTATGATTCTGTAAATAAGAAATTAGTATATGATAGACCTAAAACATGGTATAGGCTTACTGATTTTGATGGATACGATCATGGGGCTAAACCTCTTACAATAGATAAAGATATTCTAACTAATCCTGTAGATGCTACAAAGACAACGTTTGTACTTACAATTTCACCATATTGGGCTGATTCTAGGTATAATTGGGGTAAAATACTTGGGGGATTTACTTGGTCTAATATGAAGATAAAGGTGGAAGTATATAATCAATTAAAGAAGTTGGTGGATTCTGGAGTTTTCGTTGTAAGTAGTATTGATAGTACAGGAAAAATTTCAATTACCCTTAATCGCAATAATCTCATATCTATGGGGGATACATATATTTATATTAAGGGTTATTTTTGTGATTACAGTGGAAATGTATTATGCTTAATCCCTACTACATCTGACGGATTTATTCGTAAGCCGATAGTGGTTACTCAAAGTCTTTCTATTACACTTGGAGATACAACAGCCAACGCTTCTGGATTCTCTGTTTACGGACAGTTGACAAATGGGTCTACTTCTTCTAAATGCAGATTAAACATTACAAATAATACTTCTAGTGATTACGTTGCTTCATCCGGCAGACCATACGCTAGATATAGATGGAGAGCGAAAGATGGATCTTATACAGGTCAATGGTCAGGTAATATATTGATGCCTTCGTGCACAAATATTCCTAAATCATTTACCCGTAATGACGTGGTTGATGCTGGTAATCCCCCATCTTATGGTAATGTTACTCAATGGTATGTTGATTATCAAGTTATTATATATTAAACACTGGATACAATATACACAAGCAATGGGCATGGAACGGCAGCTTAGGTCTGTCTGTGTGTATTCTGTATTGCTCGTCAATGCAGAACTGGCATGGATTTTTAGACGTTACTGCTGTCCTCCATCCCTTGAAATTTGGAATGTTTTTCCATGAGTTGTAATTTGCTTCATTGAAAATACCTAGAATCATCTGCTGTTCTATAACATACAACTGGCTTATACCGTTTGTAGCATATCCTCTACCGTAGTGTTTCTGTTTGCTTGGTGGAATAAATGATACGTTATATGGTGATGATATGTTGTTCCATATCTTTTTTTGAACCTCATCCGTTATTTTCTCTATATTGTTCGTTTTTGTGGACAGTAATGTATTGGCAAGATATACTTCAACAACAGCGCGAAATCTGTTTGTATTTGTGTTTATTCTCTGCTTTGTCGTTTCTCCACCGTATGTCCTTTCCATGTATTCCTTAATGCCGTTGTCCGTCATTGAAATATACTCCCATCCAAGATCATCGTTTAGTTCGAGTGACAGTTTATTGCTTTCCAGTACATATTGGTATATGTCGTTATATATATCCTCACGAAACTTTTTGGTCAGTTCTAGCACTTTTTCTTTTTGGTTATCTGGGAGTTTTGATATTGACTTAAACGATTTAGCCCCTGCCAAAAGGAATATGGCTAGAAGGTCCTTAGAGAACTTCTCCGCACGCTCTCTAGTTGACGATTTTATACCGTTTGCAAGTCTTTTTACTTGGAAGTAATAGTCTGCAATCTTAGATATTTCTTCTTTGTTGATCATTGGCTTCTACTCTTTCTGTTATTCCGTTTGCTACCATATTTATCATCAAACTCTTGAAATCGCTTTGGCTTTGACATACTCCCACAGCTAAAGCAAGTGGGATTCTTGGGTACAACGCAGATGCTTCCGAAGAAGTCTTACTCATGCTATCCAATTCGGAAATGCCCTTCCGAAGTATATTTTTAGCAGCATTCAAATCCCTATGGTTTATACTGCCGCACTCTGGGCAAACCCATTCACGGTCTATTAATTGTAGGGATTTGTTTACATATCCACATTCACAAGTTTTACTACTTGCGTACCATCTATCAATCTTATGTACGACTACTCCATACTTTGATGCTACATATTCCAGCTTATTTATGAAAGCAGCGTGCGCAAGGTCATTCATCTTTCTGCCCCACATCTTTGTCATACCGGTTAAACACAAGTTTTCAATGAAGATGTAGTCATACTTTCTGCAAAGTTCGTGAGCTAATTTGAACTGATAATCCTCTCGCTTGTTATGCAAATGTTCATGTAGTTTCGCAAGTTCAATTCGTTTTTTCTTACGATTATTGCTATCATTCTTACATTTTGATAGGTTGCGGGATTTTTTGCGAATCTCAGATAGATGCTGTTTGAGGAATAGTGGGTTAGAGTATTCTCTACCATCAGATATAGTTAGATACATTTTCAATCCAAAATCAATTCCTACCGATGCACCATTATGTGTCTTTCGATATGTCTTTGGATTTGCATCCGTCACTATGACTACATAGTATTCGTTTACTCTTGAACGCTTTACAATTACGCGTTTGATATTCCCTTCGTATTCTCTTGACTTTGAGAACTTGAAACGAAATTTACGATTAAGTATCAACTCATTCCCGTAGAGTTTATATCCAGCCTGCTTATATACAATAGATACAAATTCAGCGGTTTTTTTAAATTTCGGTGGTCTTTGTGCAAGTTTCTTGAAAAAACGATTATACGCAGTATCAAGTCTTTCTATTATTTCTTGACGAACTTGACTACCAAGATAATGTCTTTTATATCGTTTGTCAAACCACTTCTGTAAGTGACACCTATTAATGTATTTTCCATATAAAGAATAATATCGTTTCTGCATGGCAAGCGCCTTATTCCAGGTGAACGCAGCTTCTCTAAGCATATCATCAATATGCTTTGTGCGTTTTGTTTTGTATAACTTATACTTAAATGCTTGCATGACTCAATTATTATTTATATCTTTGCCACAAAGATAACAAAAACAAGTTAAACATACAAATTTTTGAATAGGAAGATGCAAAAAAGATGGAAAACAAATGTGGGTTGTGTGTATAATCTCGCATACCATATAATATGGTGCCCAAAGTATCGGAAGAAAGTTCTTGTAGGAGATATTGAAAAGCGCCTAAAAGAACTACTATTGCAAAAAGCAAAAGAGAATGATTGGCAAATAGAGAATATGGAAGTGATGCCAGACCTCGTGCATATATTTATCAAAACAACTCCTTCTGATTCCCCAGCTTTAGTAGCAGCACAACTAAAAGGGTTTACATCACATCAATTAAGAAAAGAGTTCACTTGTCTACGAAGCAAACTACCTACATTATGGACACGCTCTTATTATGCGGAAAGTGTTGGTCATATATCAGAAGATACAATTAAAAAATATATAGATGAACAAAAACTTAAATAAACGGATTTATCCCATTGCTAAAGCAGATGGGTTTTCTCTTAAAATTACTCGTAACAAAAAAAGGCAACAGTAAAGATTCACATCTGCCTGTTGCCAAAGTAAAAACATCGTAATGGTTCATCTATTGTTATACAAAGAAACAAAAAATATGGTATTTTTGCAATAATAAAATGTATAAATATTGTTAATTGTTTTGTAATGCCTAAAAGTATGGAAACTATAGATTCTATAATTTTATCAGATTATATTTTAAAACATTATGGACCAATGTCACACTTAAAATTGCAGAGATTATTATTTTACTGCGATGCTTATCATTTGGCATGTTTTGATAAAGAATTAATTGATGATTCTTTTGAGGCATGGGTACATGGTCCTATTAGTCGTAAGGTTTATGGTAGTCTTAAAGATAAATATATGCTGTATGAAGAATTGACCTATTCAAATAATACCAAAGAAGATGTAGATAAGAAATTTGCAAAGTTGACGCAAGACCAACGTAATTTTATTAGGTATATTTTGAAGGAACTATCTACTTGGACAATGTTTGAATTGGGGGCGTCAATTCGTAACGAAAAGCCTTGGAAAGAGGCTAGGATTGGTTATGGAGAGGCGGATAAGTGTCATGTGGAAATTTCAAAAGAAACAACTAGATTGTTCTATAAGAAAGATTTAAGTAAATAACTTTAGGTTTGCACATAAAAAAACAAGAGAATAGATTGAAGGCTTTCTCTTGTTTAAATTACATAAATGAATAAATCTAAAGAACGCAGTATATTACTGCTAGTTAGTTCGTTTAATGCCTTTTGCAGTTAAATCTGCACATCTAAAGATCAACTATCTTAATTACTGCATTGCAAATATAATACTTTTGTATATTTGCAATGTATAAATAAAAAAAATCATGGAACTATTGGTAGAAAGAAAATGGTGCAAGCCTGATTATACTATAGGGCGTTTGTATATTGATGGTGAGTTTTTCAGTAATACGCTTGAAGATCGAATCGTTGACGTGAATAAGAACGGAGTTTTTGATGGGAATGAGAAGAAGGTTTATGGAGAATCTGCCATACCTTATGGAAGATACCAGGTGATATACAACTGGTCTCCAAAATTCGGGCGTAATATGCCAAGACTTTTAAATGTGCCTCATTTTGAGGGTATTCTTTTTCACAGTGGAAATACTGCAAAGGATTCTGCCGGGTGTATCCTTGTTGGTAACAATACATCAAAAGGCAGACTTACCGAATCACGTTATACATCTGACAAGTTGAACAAGTTGATTGACGATGCAATAAAGCGTGGCGAACAGGTTTGGGTGACTATAAGGTAATGGTATGTATACATCACAACAAATAGCAGATTGGATTCTTTCCCAATTAAATAGTAATTCGGGAGATACTATTTCTCCATTAAAATTGCAGAAATTGTTATATTATTGTCAAGCGTGGCATTATACAATTTTTAATGAGGTTTTATTTGATGAAAGAATTGAAGCATGGACACATGGACCTGTTGTACCATCCCAATTTAAAAGATTTAATAACATAGATTTTTATCAAAACATAAAAGTAAAAAACTTTAAATACATTAAACTGAAAAGTAAAACAGAACAATTATTAAACGAAGTTGTTGGAATATACAATAAATGCACTGATGATCACCTTGAATTATTAGTAAAAAGAGAAGATCCTTGGAAGGAAACTAGAGGGGATATACCTGAGTACGCGCATTCTGATAAAGAGATTACTTTAAATTTAATGAAAGAATATTATTCTTCTATTAATAAATAAGTCCATAAATATTAAGGCGTTTAATACAAGAGGATATAAAAAATGTAATAATTATTGTAATCCATCACCCCCGTCCATAATGACTATTGTCCTATGGACTGTTGCTTGAATTTTAAATTTTCTCATAGATTTAAAAAGGAGTGATTATAGGAGTCTTTCTATTTAGCCTATAATCACTCTTAATAAAACTAAAGTATTCTCTCCGCTTTATTTTGTAAAATAATACATCACATTAATCCAAGCACCATACCAACCACTCCCCAGAATAAATCTCTCCATTCTGGCACTCCTTGTCTTAGCCATTTGTCGTATACCACTTCTTTCCCTGCAAGGATTATCAAAGTGAATGTTATTGCGCTCCATACAGGGAGAAACCATTGCATCACACTTATCAATAGTATTCCTATGATAAGATGTTCCATACCATCAATCCTTAGATAGTTAAGGCATATATAATCAAATGCCTTTCTTGCTTTTCTTAAAAACTCTGCTAATTTCCTCATAGTTGTCAATCGTTTTCGTTTTGGTTATCATTTTGATTTACTAATCTTACTTCCATTTCGTTTGTTCTTTTATCCTGTTCATCCATTCTATCATCTTCGTTGTTAGCTGAGAAGTCGCTTTCTTCTCTTGCTGTCTGTAGTGATATTATTCGGGAATTTACAAGCTGAACAAGTGTGTTGTTCCATTCAGAGAAATCTATGTAAGAGTATGGTTCTATAGTAGCGTTTATTCTTAATGCGTTATATCCTGTAGCATCATTTTCCATCAATCCTACATAATATTTAAATATATTAGCCATATCGTTTATGGCTGTATTTATCATCTGTGCGTCACTTCTAGCCCATTCCATTTCTGGTTCGTAATACATTGCTGTTGTTCCTGTAGGTCTGTCACCTGATGATGATTGCATTGGCGGAACAACACCGCTTCCATCAAGTATTCCGTTATATATGTTGTCTATTTCGGTAAACAGGGAGTTTGAGGCATCCATCTTTCCCATGAATTGTGCATCATCTTCTGCTCCTACACGTAAAATTGATGTTCCTCCTAATCCGTTTCTTTGAATATTTATTCTTCCGCTTGTCTTGATAAGAAGCATTTGAAATGCTTGTCGTGTATTATATTCTCCAATCATGGACATTAGGAACTCGAAATCATCTATCAAGTCCTGTACTGCTCCCCAAAATGGAAGTTCAAATCTAAGGTATACTATAGGAATAAATCCAAGATTATGGAATTGATGAAGTTCTATGATATTTCCTTCATCATCAATATCAGTAGCTATGTCACCGTTTGAGTCAAGTGTGTAGAACTCATTTTTAGTCCATACGTCAACAAGTGTATCTGTATGTTCTTCCCCGTCTGCCGAAATGTATGTGGTTGTATATTCTCTAGCGAAGGCTATTCTTTCACCTCTTCTATTTCTGTGCTCGTATAGTACATCTCCTTTTGAGTAGCTGAAACATCTATATTTTATATTGTCTTTATCCTTATATATATAGATAGCCGAATCTCCTACTTTTCCTGCCTCGCTTATTAGTTCATACTTGGCCGTTTCCATAAGAGAATCTGTCCAGTATTCCTTGTATGTTGTCAGCTTATCCCTGTTTTGCTGATTTGATGCACTTTTCTTTATCTGGAATTTAAGCGGATTTGTGCATAGGTGTGATACTCTCTTCTTGTGTATCATCCTTTGAAGAGGAAACGCCCGTCTTTGTAGAACATAAGGTGTTGATGATGATTTGTTTTTTTTCTTTTTTTGAACACCAACATTGTTACTTTCATCATCAGATGATACTGTGTCTTCTTCTGTGGGTATGGTATCCCTCCAATCTGGTCTATTGTGTATATAGTGACCGGAAGTGTCCCATTGGGCTAAAAAATCATCCTGTGACAAATATTTGTATATCAAAGTGGAACGTTTTGGCTTTTTCTTTCTTCCTCCACCTCTTCCATCATCTCCACGTGACGGAAGAGCTACTTTGAACGGTTCTTTACGAAGTAAAACGTCTAATTTAAAAATTTCCATAATTATAAATATTTTAGTTCATCCATTATATCGTCAGGTATATCAATCATTACATTGCATACATCAAAATATGTTCTATATAAGAATGTTCCTTCTATTAAGTCTGGGGAGCATCCTACAATTTTTTTGGCTTCTGTTTTTTTTAGTAGTCTCAGTTTTCCATTTTCCCTCTCTATATCACGCCTTATAGCTCTTCTTTGATCCATTAGTGCTTCCCTTATTGTTTTGTTTACATATGGTTTGTCTAGGAGTTCTGGGTTTATACTGAATCCGCAATGACCTATGTTGGTCCCTTTTATGCGTGTTACCATTTCATCAGCAAGTTGCGCTCTTAGATCAAAGTAAAATCTTACAGGCTGATCATCTTTGTTCCTATCCATTCTTTTTGGAACGCCTCTAAGTATGGCTAAGCTATCAGGAAATGCGTCACGAAATGTAGGTGCTCCAAGACCATCAAATGCAAGTCTATTTTCTCCAATACCCCATTTCCATAGATTACTTCTAACCCATCTGTTAAGATCCCTAGGCTTTAACGTATTGGACCATTCTATATCCTGTAAGTGGTGTCCTATAAAATGTCCCATTACGCAAACATCTCCTAACCCATATGCTATATCAAGTGTTGCACATTCAAAATAATCATCGAATACAGGTTGTGATGAAAACACCTCTTCCATCTCGTCTCTCGTTATCCATTCGTTCCCTCCTTTTATCAGTTTCCATGATCCCAATGCATTTATGGATACTTCCTGGGCTGTACCTCCAAGATTTTTCTGATAATCAGGATTGGAACTCATGAGGATCTTGTTATCCTCAAGTCCGGAAGCTATAAAAGTTATATTTTTGATGTATCTTTTGCAGTTTGTTTCATCAATTTTGGTATTTTTACCGAATCTTGCGATAATATAATCTTTTGCTTGAGCAAATACTTCCTGTGGGCTGTCACCCCATGCTGTTTCATGTATTGTGTCTCCATATTGAAAAAAATATCTTACTTTACCTGAACGTTCTGGTATAGCTATCCCATCATCATCTACCCACCATGATACCAATTCTCTCCAATAGTCACTATACGGGTTTGGATTACAAGCTCCTGAGAAACTTGTCCTAAGTCCAGAGGAGGAACGCAATACTGTTTGAAGATAGTTTACAATCGGTTCTGTAGCCTGTGAGCATTCGTCTACAACTACTTTAACAACATTACCTCCTTGTTGTCTATCTTTAAAATCATTTATACCCTTTTCTCCTGATATGCAGGCATCTCCGAAATAATCGTATCGTATTTCTCCACCTGCATCCAATCTTGAAAGACGTTTAGAGTCTATATATTCTCCATAAGGTTCAACCATTTTTGAAACCACTTTCAAGATACCATCCGCTTTTTCTGCGGATGTCTTATCTTTACGAAATACTAGTGCGGAAAATGAAGGATGGTTGCATGAACTTAGTATGTCTATTCCAAGGCAAACAGATTTACCTCCACCACGATTACCATGCAGTATTTTTATTCCTGCCCTGTTTCTTAAAAATTCTTCTTGCGAACCTTTTTGTGGTGCAAGCATGTTAACTTTGTATCCTTTACTTCTTCTGTCTTCTATGTATCTTTGGACAAAATCAAGATGTCTATATGGAATAATTCCCCTTTTGCCATATCGTTTTAACGATTTGACAACATCCTTAGTCTTTAAACCACGATATTTTAAGTCTATTTCTTCCATTCTCTTATATTAATTCGCAAATATAATATTTTTTATAATATTTTTTTGCATATACACAAAATTTAACTACATTTGCATCGGTAAGAGGTACTTACTATGTGCAAAGGTCTTGTGCATGAACTAAATAAAAATAATAGAGTATATGGATGAAAATGTAAAAGTCATTTTTGAAGGTATCAAGAATGCATTAGGAGAAAGTAGCTCCGTTATTACAGATCGTACAATTGAACAGACAATCAATGAGTTCTCACCGTTCGCACCGCAGGAAAATGCGGAAACGTTTTGGAACGAAAGTGTTGTTGCTCATTTAAAGAACACAGTGGCAGGTCAGGTAAGAGCATTCGCTTCTGACAAGCGTAAAGAGTGGGATGCAATCAAAGAGCAAGAAATTGCCAATTTGAAGAAGGAATGGGAAAAATCACATCCAGATCCAGCACCGACTCCAACACCGCCCCCTAGCCCGACTCCAGCACCACACCCAACACCTGATCCAAAACCAATTGAACTGCCGGATGATGTTAAGGCTAAACTTGAAGAATTTGAAAAATTCAAGAAGGATTTTGAAGCCAAAGAAAAAGAGGAAAAACAGAAGCAACTTATAACGGAAAAGCGCAATAAGCTATCTGAGTTGATTAAACGTCCAGAAGCAGGAATGCCTAATGAGTTGTTGCGTAACATCATTTTTGAGAACATTCAAATTTCACCCGAAGAAGAGGATACAAGTATTCTTCTGAAAATACAAGGGAAGTACAATGAAACTTGTACTAAATATGCAAAGGATGGTATTAATCCTTTTGTTCCTGAACAGGGTGGTTCTAGCGATGTAAAATCATTCATAAATAGAAAGAGAGAAGAAGACATGGCTAGCAAGAAAAATAATATTGTCAGCCGATATTACAGTAAAATTAACAAATAACTTTTTTAAATTATGAAAGCAGGAGTTCTTGCAACAAGTTATAGTAAAATTGGTGGAGCAAGACATATCTTTTCTAATGATACGTCTTTGCATGTTCTGTTAGTAGGCTGTAACGTTCTTCCTGAACGTATGCCTACTGTTGGAAACAAACTTCCGGCTGGTACTATGATTAAATGCGATTCCTCAAAGCAGAATGGTGGAGATATCCATTATTCATTTAGAATGTATGAGAAGTCGGATTCAGGTGCTACCGTAAAAGTTGAAAAAATTATGGGTAATACAGTTGCCAAAGTAGGTATGATTGTAGGTAAGGCTCCTACAACCGCTACTGGTACAACAACTGGTTTTACCATTAACAGTATTGATTCGTCTAATGATGAATATGATGTTCTCACATTGTCAGGAGATGCAGGCAAATTGGAACTTACTGATATTCTGGTTGAAGTAACGGCTACTGGTGCTAGTGCTAAAATCAAGGTAATCCCGAATGCTATTCTTCCTTATGATGTTGACACGCTCCCTGGTGCTACTTTATATCCTTTCAATGGCGCTTGGATGGTGACAAGTGAGATTTTGGAAAGACGTATTCCTCCTGTAGCTTCGGCTATTAAGAAGGCTATGAAAGACGATGAATCTTATCCTTGCGTCTTCCGCTATACATTGTATAATTAATTAAATTTTTTGCCATATGCAAAGATCTACATTTAGTTTCTATGATTGGCATTTCTCAGGAGAGATGCAAGAACTTATGGACTATGCCAATCAGAAATTTGATAACGAAAACTGGAGAAGTTACGGAGATTGGGACGTTCCTCAAATGAGTAAGTCTTGGAATGTAATAGTTGATGAATATACACAGGCTACCCGCCCTGTAATGCTTGCTCCTTTGGCTGAAAAGCCTATTATGGACACTACGGGATTTGAGTGGCATTCGGGACGTATTCCGAAAATGGGTCACGCCATTCAGTTTATGGAGACTGATATTCAGGAGTTCTATGAACTCGACATTCCGCAGGGTGCATTACTTGATAAAATCCGTGAGAAGTGGTATACAAAGATGGAGGCATGTATTCAAGGTTTTCATACCGAATTGAACTGCATGACTTATCAGGCTCTTTCTACAGGTATGCTTAACTATACTGCTAGTGGTACTAACTCGATTCCTGTTCAGATCGACTATCGTGTTCCTAAAAAACATAAGTTGAAAGCGTTGAAACAGAAATGGTTTAACGATACCAACTGGACACCGAATGAGAACTCAGATCCGATTAAGGACCTTCAAAGAATGTGTAAGATTGCCGATAATGACAGTGTGCCTTACGATCACTTTGAAATGTCCAAGGATTTGTATGATAACTTCCTGATGCACCCGAAAGTGACTGCTGCTGTTCAAGCTCGTCTTGTTCCTGCCGCAGCTTCTACTACAATCTATCCGATGAACAATCAGGAAATTGTGGATGTATTGATGAAGGTGTTCTCTATCCCTGTTATTATTCCTATTGAAGAAAAATCAATGTGGAATAAACTTGGTGTTGTTGAGGAGGCTGCACCGTCTTTTGAAAAGAATACTGTCGTTCTTGTTCAGAGTGGGCAATTCTTCCGCATTAAAAATTCACCGTCAATGTATTTGCAGGACACTAATCCGGCTGTACAGATTTCTTCTTTGGAAGGAAATCGTATCGCATTCTTGCATCAGTATTCTTCCGAGCCGTATGCCGAGAAGAGTTCAGGCGAGTTGTGGGCATGTCCTGTGATGAAGAATCCTAACAACCTTATTATTATGAAGGTTGACGAACAGTCAAATACAGGATTGTAAAAAGTTGAACCATGAAAGTCATTATTGATATAAATGGAGAAGGCACGGCAAAAGGCGCAGGAGAGTATTTCATTGGGGATACTCTCACGCTCCAAGCTGTTCCAGAAGAAAGTGTTGAATTTGGATACTGGCTTATAGCTAACAATGAAACATTGAAGCCCGAAGACAGGCTTAAAGTATCAAACAACCCATATACTATCGCAATAACTCCTCAGATTACTGCCAAAGGTAATATGAAAGTGGAAGCGTATTTTTATATGTCCATGCGGGAGTATTTGAAGGCGCAGATTGATTATGAGTTAAAAAATACATCATATATCAGTGTAGCACAGAAATGGGGGTTTCGTTTGTCTGATGATAGCCGGGAAACTTCTGAGATGCAGAAGGACCTTGCTTATGCTGACTTGCTTCTCATTGTTTGTACGGCTCCTTCTACCATACAAGGTAAAACGAAGAAAGCTGGTAATTGGTCGATTACTGACACTAGCAAGACTATTTCTATCAATGATAAGAAAAGATTGGAACAACGCGCAAAGGAATTATATGCCAAATGGGGTTTGAATTTGGATGTTGGAACAGATGTTGAAATAAGTAGATTGAGATGGTGATATGGGAAAGAGTGTTTTAGGTGAAGATATGTTTCCTGATATGGTGAGGATTTATCAGAATAAAAACAATTCTGATAAATATCAATCTATTCCAGATTGGGAAATGATATATGAAGGAAAAGCAAACATACAGGAAAAGGATACTGGTTCAGAAACGAATGATGTGGATAAATCCGAATATGCCGCTTACCTAGAAGATAATGACGTTAAGATACCATCTGGATGCTTGTTAGACTGGCAGAATTTCAACCATCCTTTTTCTGACAATAGTAACAATTGGCGTGAGATAAAGAAGCCTCCATTTAATAATATGGAATTTGGGACGGTAGTATACTTTAACCAAATAGAAAACTAAAAGACTATGACAATCAACTGGACAGAAATAATACTTGCTTTGTTGGGAACAAATGGTATAACCCTTATAACCTCTGTTCTTTTGTTCAAGCAAAAGAAGAAAAAAGTAGAAACTGAAATTGATTCTTCTACCTTGGATAATCTAGAAAAAGGATTTGCTCTTCAAGGTGCTCAATTAAAAAAGGCTCAAGAGGAAATATTAAGTTATCAAGAATCTCTTCGTGATGCTTATCAGAAGATTCAAGAGCTTTACAATGAGATGAATAGTATAAAGAATGAGTTGAAAAACGCCAAGGAGGATAGGGATAAGCTAAAAAAGCAGATTGATAAACTGAATAAACCTACAACAAGAAAAACTAGAACAAAGAATGTCAGCAAAACAGAATGATGAAGTTTTGAAAAAGTTTGGTAGTAATGTCCAGCTTGCCTTGGATGAATCTATCATGCAGTTCATGGAAGATATCGCGACAAATGTTATGGATGATATAAAAGACATGGAAGGCTTTACCAATCAAACTTTCAATCTTGAAGATAGTTATGGTTGCGGCATTTATAAAGATGGAGTCCTAAAGAAGATTGTGTGGGCAAACGCGGTTAAGGTTGCGGATGAACCAAGGAAGCGTAACGGAGTTGAGTATTGGGGACGTGAAGTAGCTAAAGATTTCTTCAATAGTTACAAGTCTGATAGGTCCGGAAGATACGAACTAGTTGTAGCTGCTGTCATGTTTTATGGGAAGTATTTGGAGAATTACCATTTATTGAATGTTCTTACAGATTCTTGGCTTAAAACAAAAACAGATTTAAACGGAGGTAAATATACTGTAGTTTTTAAAAAAATTGCAGCTAATATGTTGAACAAATATTTTAAGTGAGGTAAATGGGGTACTTTAATCCTTCAACGATAAATACAACCTTGTACAATATTGTATTGGACGAGAATATTGCTGATGATGTATATAAAGTACAGCGTCCTGCAAATGTTGACGATAAGGTAACGAGTTTTATTGTCGTAAACAATAATACTAGGATTGTAAGCAACACTGAAAATGGTCCTTATGGACATTTTGGGAAGGGCGAAACAATGGCTACGGTTACTTTGTTCGTTAGAGCATTACCGGGTAATATTTATCCGTCAATTATGGATGCGTTAAGTGAGAAGATTGTGAACTTATTTCCTCAAAAGGCTGTGCAGCTTCATTTTAAAATATTTAATGTTTTACCACCAATGTTTGATGGTGTCGGATTTTATTATACATCCGTTCTGTTAAACGTTGATATTTATAAAGATTAGCCGCATGGGAACCGTAAGAAAAAAGAGTGAAAACGCATCAATAGATACGTTTTCGACATATAGTAATAACCTTTTAAATTTAGAAAATAGAATGGCACGAGTAAATTTAGACACCAGCCCTGCTTACTTGAACGGGCAATCGGCTGCTTTGACTTTTGATCCTATTGAAATTACCGATTCGACTCAATATTCATCATTTTTGAATCCAAAAATCCTGCCTAATATTGAGTCTGGTACTACAGAATCCGCAGGAACGGACGCTGACACTTCTGAAACCAAGAATGAACAAGGTGCTACTGTGTTCCAGAACATCACACCTGGTACTATGGCATTCACGTTTACAGGTATGTCTACCTCTAAGGCTGCATTTGCATTCTTTACTACTGGTAATACAACTCCTGAATTGAATTTGGATTCTCTGACTGACACACAAGACGCTTTCGGAAAAGGTATTACTCAAAAATTGAAAGCATTTGGGGCAAGTGCGTTTAAACAGTTTGTACGCCCTATCGGTATTATCAATGGTACTGGTGATCGTATGATATTCTTCCCGAAAGCATCATGGGCCGTTAGCTTTACAGGTGCGCCTAGTAATGCAGGTTATCTTGGATTTTCTGTGACAGTTACAGCGTTGGAAGTTAATACACAATATTTGAAAACCATGATGGTTCTGGAATTGGATAATTCAGTTGGCGGATAAGTTGTGTTATATATTATTAGCCGGGCATTTTTGTCCGGCTTTTGTTTTTTTTAACTAATGTCGTTTGATTTTAATTGACCTTTGTCGTATTTTTGCTAGAAAAAGTATGCATGACAGATAGAGAATTATCAGACAAGTTAAAGTCACAGGCTATAAGCCTTGGACTATGTAAGGACTGGACAAATAACTGGGGGAATCCAGATAAAAATCAATTGTGCGAGAAGTATGTCAAGGGTATTGATTTTTGTCTATTGAATAGATATCCGTCCAATGAAATAATTAAGGAGGAATTTGCTGGAGTACGAGAAAGATATAATATATACGTTGATGATACTAATATTTTCATAAGCAATCCTAAATGGTCTATATTTAATGGAGCTTGTGATTGTGTTGTCACCTATAATGACTATGGTATAGGAGAAATGTATGTCAAGGATAACAGTCATGTAAATATTGTTGCACTTGATAATAGCATAGTATATATTACATTGCTTGATAACGCTAGTATTGAAATAATATCATCGGAATATACGAAAGTGTTCGTTTCTACAAATACACCTGAAAACATATCAAAAGTGGATGTAAAAGGTAAATTAACAGTAAAACCATTTAAGCTAGATTAATAACACATGGGACTATTTAACTGGAAACAACCTGATTTAGACGATCAGATAAAAATGCAGAAGTTTGCCACTCATAAATATAAAGAAGTTATGGTTGGTAACAAGAAATTTAAAATACGCGGTCTTCGTTTGGGAGCATACGATTATATTGTGGATAAACTGCTGATTCGTGATATTATCAATCCAGATACAGCAAAGAAAGAAATGATTGCAATAATGAAAAATGATGCGTCTATTCCATACAAAGTTGCTGCGGCAGGAGTATTGAACAACTATTGGTTTTTTGAAGTCATTCCTTTTGCAAGACGTATATATGCTTGGTGGTTAAGCAGGCATTATGACCATAAGGAACTCACTCCGTTGATAGAAGCCATCGTGGAGGGGGCTAATGTAGGAGATTTTTTTACAAATACAATCCGTTTAGCGTTCTTGATAGATACGACAGCGACATTAAGCAGGAAGGATGCCATGAAATTATCTCTCGATGCAAAATCGGCTCACGAGGATCCATCCAAAAAGATTTCCCCCAATTCAGAGGGGATTTAAGGCTATTCGGAGGATTGATGATAATCAAAGACTGGGCTTTGCTATGGAAATATTCATGGAGTTATATACAGGCTGTTATAATGGACCAGCCTAAACTTGATTATCATTTTGAAGAGAAAATGAAGTTATATAAGGCTTCTCTTACAGATGATTTATATAAGGAAGCCAACGAGGATGCAAGTGGCTTTATATGTAGATTCAAAGAGATTAAGCCTAAAGAAGAGCATCCTGACATATTATTAAAAGACGTTTTGCGATGATAACAAAATACGATCCTAAAATATATCCCCTTAAACTGTATGTTGCAGTGGGGAATGACCAATGGGAAAAAATCAATAGAAAATTTACCAACCACAATAATGACCCGATAGATATATCTAAAGATGAAATTGAACGCTGTTATGGTTTGACTATCAATGTAAGAGAGAAAAAAACAAATAATTTAGGTATACTTATTTGGCTATCAAATGATGGCATAAAGATAAATACTGTAGCTCACGAATCAACTCATTATGTTTGTGATGTGTTTGATTATTGCGATATCTATATGGGTTATAAAAATGGACAAGACGAGCATTTTGCATATCTTTTAGGATGGTGTGTAGAATGCGTAATGAATAGTGTTACAAAATATTTAAAAAAAAATAATTATGAAGATTAGTTTGTTTATTACTGGTAATTTGGTGTGCGACCGAAGCGAAGCGAGGGAGCACAGGGGCATTCTAGATGCACAGGGGCATTCTAGATGCACAGGGGCATTCTAGATGCACAGGGGCATTCTAGATGCACAGGGGCATTCTAGATGCACAGGGGCATTCTAGATGCACAGGGGCATTGGAGGTTGTAACGCTATGTGGTGGAGAACTTCCAGATGATTATGATATTTCGAAAGCTGTTATAATTGATGGCGATATTCATTGTCGTAGTATCAGTTGTAACGGCATTATTGTTTGTACAGGTTCTTATACCGTTATAGAGGGAGGAAATATATATGGCTCACTCTAACGGAAAAATTACTGCACCCGTAGGCATTGATGCCGATATTGCTCCTGTACTCGGAGTAGGCAGCTACGACCTTGGCTATCTTTGTTCCAACGCCCACGGTAAGATAAACAAATGGAGTAAAATCAAGCCAGTGAAATCCTCAGTACCCGGAGAGATAGGAGATGCGGAACGCCATGCCGTAGCGTATGGTCTTAGTTTTGTAGAGGGCGGAAATCACGATTACGGAATATTCTCATATACACCACCTGCAAACGGAGATTGGTTTCGAGCATTGGACTTTAATGGTTACGACCATAACATGACTACAGGTCTAGGGCTTAAAAACTATGATATGAAGCGTGATATCTTTAATGACAAATCAGACCTCCTTATATATCTCGAAGATGCAGTAGAGAAAATAACTTGCTATGATTTGAGGGATACACTTCTCAATGGATATAATCTGAGATGCTTTATAACCGCTTCTGGAGGTTCTGGAAAATATTATGTTGTCACTATTCCCGTAGACAAGCAATCTTTGAGTTTCAGAGTTCCTTTTTTGGCACTTACTACAAATTTGGGTGCTGGTACTTATAATGTAGTGTTGGATATTGAAAAAAATGGTACTTTCAAGGGATTTTTCCCACAAGGAAAAGAAAGGGGGAAATTGGTGATAACCTCAGACCACGGAATAACCATATCCATGTGGCCTAATGTTTCCTTTACAGATAATGGCTCTAGTTATGCTATGTCCTTATATTATGGTGGAAGTGGATCTAGAATATTGAATCTTAATAATCAAAATCTTTTATGGAATACTCTTAATATAAGTAACGGAAGCATTTATACGATAAGTAATGATAATGTATTTGTTCAATTCCGTTGGCCCGGCACAAACAAGGAGTATTATTCTTATGTTCCACTTAAAAGAGGTGTAAACCTTGCCAATTGGAGCATAAATGCTGGAGGAAGTAGTACCATGAACTATGGATGCGACAGATCTCAGATACCAAAAATGACAAATGCTAACGAAAGTGTATTGCTTGTTACTACAAATATCGTGTATAAGCATACGGATGGGTATTATCATAACATTACAAATCCTGTTATTCTTAGGATGAAAAAGGATAGTGGTCCAACGCCAAGTTCAGTCGATAGATAAAAACAAGTCCGAAAGTTACACGAACTTTCGGACTATTTTGTAACCTGAAAACAATATGAAACCGATACCTATGTATCCAATACTTATCAGTATTTTTTGCCATTTTGACAATTCCTGTTCCACCTCTACTTTTACAATTTTCTCTACGGTTATTATCGAATCTTTTGTTACCACCGTTTCTTTTTCCAAAGATGGAATACTGTCTTGTAAAAAGTTCGTCTTGTTTTTTAAACTATGAAAAAGTCTACCATCTGCCATTATTCTAGCGTCTGATATGGCTAATGATGTTTCAAGATGTGAACTGTCTTCAAACGTTACTTGTTGTGTATGCTCTACAGGAAGGGTGATTATTTTTGATTGCCATACTATTCTTTCTGTCACTGTCGTGTTGTGGTCTACTATAGTTGTATTTGTCGAAGAGGGAAGTAGCTTGCGTGAGCAAGAACACGACAGTAACAAAAAAAATAGCAATATAGAAAACGGCTTATTCATTCATCAAGTTTGTTGCTATAAGAGATATAAACTCTTCTTTCGGTATCTTCAACGGTTCAGGGGTGTTCCATTTTACTTCAATCGTTCCGTTAGTGCCGATAAGATCAATAATGTGAGTAAATCCTTCAAAAGAAAGATATTTCGGTTTCATTTCTGAATCTTCCTGTAATTTTTGCTGGTATGCCTCAGAGTATGCTTTGTTAAGTTCTTCTGTTTCCTTGTTGAAATCCTCTTCTGTTTTTCTGATTTCATCCGCTTCTTTCTTTTCCTCTTTTGTTGCGTCTTCCTTTCCATCAATTTCCTTCATGCGGTTGATATTCTGGGCACGCTCATCGTATCCTTCCTTCTTTATTTCTTTAACAAGTTGTTGCATATCCTCCTCAAATGATTTTACACCTTTGTCGTAAGATACACGCATAAGCATAATCTTTGCTTTCAAATCTGATGGAAGTTCCTTATCTCCTAATGATAGAGGGATATTCAAGAGAGTTAATCTCTTTAAAAACATTTCTTGATTTGTCATTTCTTCTTCTTTTAAAACGAAATTGTTGATATTCCTTTTTGATTGATGTAGCTTTTTACATCGGTAACAAAGGAGTTGATAATGGTAATTATAGCGATCTGGGTATCCAGTTCCAGGTGGTCATTGTAGTTTATATTTATACCTCCTCCCTGGTTGAAATAAAAAGTCGCTAACATGTTTTCCGACTCAAGAGATTTCACTTCTCCGCCATCAAATGAATTGATGTTAGTGCCATCTGATACGTTTACATTTGCTTTTACTTTATACTGTTTTTCAGCATTAGCATCATTACTGAACATGACACTAGCACTATTTACGCCTACTAGCGTTACTTTGTTTTCTTCTACAGCCATAGTTATAAAAATTAGTCAATGAAAATATAGTTTAATTGTCTTTATTTACTATTTTTAAGGTATTAATGTACATGTATTCACAAACATTTTAGAACGTTAATCTGTTCAGGGCGATACCAACGCCCACTATCAGTTATCATGAAAGAATCACCGAATACTTTTCTACCGATATTAAGCGCACCGTTGACATCAGCATTGACACGGCAGATAGCGCAAAGCCTGTCAGAATGATTGATGTCAAATTTATAAACTAATTGCATGTTAGCTATAGTATCCTCCTATTATTAACAATGCAAATATACAATATTGTAATTACAGTAGGAAAAAATACGTGTTAATATATTATAAATATGTTATCTTTTTGTTATTTTGATTTTTTTTAGCTATTTTAGCAACTTGAAATATGGAACAAGTATAACCATTTATAATGGTTATACTTGTTCCTTAATACCATTAATAATTATATATCATGGCTGATATTGATTTAGGAGCATTAAAATTCAAGATAGGACTAGATGATTCAGGTCTTGACAAACAGATAAAAGACATACAGAAGAAGTTACAGGACACTTTCAATCAGGAAATGTCCTTCAAGCCTGTATTGACTGATATTGGTAAGATTAACAAACAATTGTCAGAAGTAGCTGAAAAAATAAAGAATGCAAATGAAAGCGCATCTAAAGTAGGAAATGGTAAATCAAATAAGAAAATGGACATGCTTGTCCAAATCGAAAATTTATCAAATAAAATAGTTGAAGCTACAAGGGAGTATGACAGATTAGAAAAGACTTACCGTAACCTTGGTAATGCAGGTGGAGATAAAGGTATGTCTACAAGAAAAGCAAATCTTGAAAGTCAAAAGAAAGCAATAAACGATCTTGTATCTGAACTGAATAGACTGAAAACTGCATATTCCCTTACAGCAAATAGTGCGCCTAAATTGTCTATTACTGATGAAAGGGAGCTTAATCTTCTACGTCAGCAATATGAGATGGAGATTGCAAGGACAAAAGAAATGGATAGACAGGCTGCAAAACAAGAACAGGCAAACAGAAGAATGCAGCAAGCCAATCAGAGATATCTTCAATTTTTGTCAGGTCAGTCAGGTCTTGCACTTGGTATGCCGGAAGGGAGTGCAGAAGACTTGAATAGGAAGATAGCAGCTATACAGAAACGTCTAGAACTGTTGACTAAATTTAAGGTTGAAATACCCTTAAATAGCAGTCAAGTAACAAAGGCTGATACTCTTATTCAAAGATTACAAGGTAGATTGGAAAAATTGCAATCGTCTTTGAAACAAACGTCAACTAATGAATTGCTTAATATCAATCCAACATCTATCAATCAGGCTAATAATCTTATTTCTGAATTGACTAACAGGCGAAATGCTCTTAATACGACTGATGCGAACTATAACCGCACCCTTACTCTTCTTAACAGAAAGATACAGGAGCATAACAAATTTGTCAATGAAGCGACAGCCTATGGAGTGAAGATGCAGCAAACCAATCAGAAAAATGCTGCAAGCTCTAAAGAATTTACAGAAGAATTGACAAAGCAAAGCCGCATGATGCGTGAGTTCGTGAACACTTTGAAGACTTACGCAGGGTTTTACTTTTTCAGAGATATGTTCCAGGAGCTTGTTAATATTAGGGGTGAGTTTGAGTTGCAACAAGTTTCATTACGTGCTATCATACAAGATGCAAGGCGGGCTGACCAGATATTCAGTCAGATTAAGGGTCTTGCTGTAATATCTCCTTTCCAGTTCAGTGATTTGGTTGGATATACCAAACAGCTTGCAGCATTCCAGATACCTGTCAATGAATTGTACGGTACAATGAAAAGCCTTGCGGACGTTTCCGCAGGTCTTGGCGTTGATATGGGACGTATTATTCTTGCCTATGGTCAGATAAGAAGTGCAGATGTATTAAGAGGACAGGAATTACGACAACTTACAGAAGCAGGTATTCCGGCATTGGACGCATTGAGAAAAAAACTTGAAGAAGTAAGGGGTGTAGCCCAGACAACTGATGATGTGTTCAACGCCATATCAACACGTCAGATTCCTTTCGAGTATATTCGGGAGATGTTTACCACAATGACGGAAGATGGTGGTATGTTCTACAAGATGCAGGAAATACAAGCCGCATCTTTGAAAGGTATGGTAAGTAACCTTGCCGATTCATACAAGATTATGATGAATGACATAGGCGAGGCGAATGATTCCGTTCTGAAAGGTATCGTTGGAAGCATAACCGATGCAATGAACAACTGGAGATACTTCTCTAAAGCAATAGAGGGCGTTGCTGTAGGATATGCCGCATTAAAGGGATTACAGCTAGCTAGAACAGCCATGCTTGGTAAAGAAGTTGTCGCAACAACTAATGCTATTAAGGCTGAGAAATTACGGGAAGCCCAATTGCTTAAACAGGCTGCGATGTACAGAACACTCACTACTGCCGAGAGATGGAAGATAGCGACAGCATCAAAACTGTCTGCCGTAGAGATAGCTGCTGCCGTTAATTCGGGAAAGATGTCGGCAGAGATGGCTAAACGTATTCTTGCCACCAATATGTTGACACAGGCTGAACGTCACCTTCTTGTCACCGAACTAAAACTGACAGGTGCGGAAGCTGCAAGAATGTTGTCTATGACAAAAACGACAATGTTGATGAATAGATTTAAACTGGCAACATTCGGTTTGACAAATTCATTGAAAACATTGTGGCTTACGATAAAGGCTAATCCTCTTATGACAATACTTACCGTTGCAGGGCTTGTAGCGGAAGCGTTTCATATTATATCTGCACGTTCGGAAGAGTTCAATCAGAAGATAAAGGACAGTGCAAAGTCTTTCCGCGAATCATACAGTGACTTGCAAAAAGACCTTGACAAGATAAACTTCGACAAACTCACCCCGGAAAACCTTGAACAGCTTGATACGAAACAGTTGCAGTCGTATGAGGAAACACTGACTGGAATATTGTCTAAATATGGCAATATGGGGCAGTATATAATACAGAACAGCAAGAAGATAGATGATCAGAAATCACGTGTGGAATATTTGCAAAAGTCAGCATCGGAACTAGAGCAAGTTTATAAACGTGCTGCCGAAAATGCGGATATATTGTTCAAGGCAGACAAGGCAACATCTACAGGCGTATTTGGTGATTCATTCTCCGATATGCTTAAAGATTATGAGAAATCGTCTGTAAAACTAACTTCGGCAAGTAAGGATATAGAAGAGTTTCGTGGGCAGATAGTACAGGCATCCAAGGAAATTATAAACATGGGTAAGGGTACTAAGGAATGGAGAAACGAACTCACCGAACTGATAAACAAAGGGGCTTCGGCAGCTACTATTGTCGAGAAGATACGTTCTTTGGCTGAAACGTCAGGGGATGCGCGAACATTTGAAATATTCAAGAACAAAACCCATTTTGACAGTGAGGAATTGTTGAAGGAATATGACAAACTGAAAGTAGGTATAATGGGCGAAACTGAAGAACTTGAAAAATCATTTAATGTTTTTGCAAACAGTCTTGATAAAGAATTGAAAAAAGTATTTATTGGTATTGATGTAAATAAATTAAATGATGCTCAAAAGGACTTTATAAGGATTCAATCTGAAAATTTTGCCACAACTAGCGAACTTGGGGAGAATGCTAAAAAATTGTTTAATGAATTTATTGACAAAAAATATGCTGTTAAAATAGAACTTGACGATAAGGAAGCACAAGAAGGATTGACGGGATGGAAAAAATCTCTTGACGAAATTACAGGGCATAAATGGACTATTGCTATAAAGGCTGCCGATGTGAAATCTATGGAGGATTACCTTAAATCGGTAAAACAGGAATATAAGGACGCCAAAAGTTCAATAGAAAATTTACAGCGTACCATTGATATGTATGTTAGCCAAGGAAAGGTTAAGAAACTTGGAGATGAGTATCAAATTACAGGCATTGTAAGCCCTTATGAAGCCGAGCAAGTACAACAGACGGTATATGAGATTAATGCAGCTAATGAAGCAATGTCAAAAGCTACAGGAACCGCCAAAAAGTTTAATTTAGAATTAGAAAAGCAAAAAAAATCTAAAGGGCGTGATCCTCTTGCTGACTTGTGGAAAAATAGATTATCCTTGCTTGAGTCAGCTTATTCTAAATTTAAGGATTTAAGTGTCAATATAGGTAAAGAGGAGGCAAAAAAACAAATTGATGCTATATATGGTCCACAAGCATTAAAACTTGGGGTAGATATTGTCTATGATAAACAATCTATTATTGACAACTACAATAAGGCAGCAAAGGAGTTAGAAAAACGTGTTCCTCAGGATGCTGTTAAAAATGCAAGAAAAGCATCAGAATTGTCTTCTGAAATATATGTTGATGCCGCTAAGAAAGTGATGAAAAGGATAACTGATGAATTTGATCGTTATAGGAACAAGTATGACTTCTTCCAGGATATACTTGGAATAACAGGCAATACTGATCTCGCATTAGACCTTGCAGTTCAGTTTAGTGGTGATACATCTACTATGGCTGAAAGTTTTGCAGCAGGTATATACAACAATCTGCAATCCGCATTGGCAGGAATGAATCTTGATCTTGGCGTTTCTGTCGTGCCCGATACATCTTCATTCACCTCAATGAACCAATACATTAATCAGGTACAGGAGGCTATTAAAGGAAATAAGAATATAGGTGATGAACAGAAACAAGTTATCCAAGGTATGATTGACGCATGGAAAGGCTATTTCGGTGAGATGGCTAGACAGTATGCTAATGATTTGGCTGAATATGGAGATTATTATACTCAGGTGGATATTATCAGAGAAAAGTATCGTAAAAAGATTGCAACCGCAGAAGGAATGGGTAATACATCCTTGTCTTCCGCATTGCAGAAAAGCGAAGAGATGGATTTGTTTAAGTTGACTACCGACTATCAAAACTTCTTCGGTGCTGTTGAAGCGATGTCTATGGAAGCTGCAAATACCGTTGCCGACAAGGTAAGGGAAATGCTCAACAGTGCATTTAGATCTGGTGCTATCAGCGCAAAGGAATACATGAAAGAACTTGAACGCGTGGACAAGCAGATAGAGAAGATGATGAAGAACAACCAGTCTGACTTTCAGACGTACATGAAGGAAGGTCTTGACGGTCTGTACAACAAGCGTTATGATGCAGGAAAGTCAAAGATGATGGCAGGCATGAATGATATGCAACAGGCTATGGCTGACATAGAAAATGCTTCCAAGGCATACGAGGACGCGATGAAGAACGGTGATGAAGAAGCTGCCAATGCCGCTTTGAGTGCCAAGTCAGAAGCCGAATCAAGATATAAGAGTGGACAAGAATCTGTTAAGACTGGTAAGGGAATGATGGCTGCTGCACAAAACGCTTTGCAGACAGTAAATCTTATCGACTTCATCATAACCAATATATATAATGCGATAAAAGCAATGCAGCAAATTATAGCATCTGTTTCTAACTTGATGGATTCTATGGGTAAAGATACGGAAAGTGGGTTTATGCGTGAAATGAATCAGTTTTCAGAGGCTATGGGCGTTATGAATGAAGGCGTGAAAAAATCGTGGGATTCATTTAAAAGTGGTGATTTTGCAGGTGCTATAGGATCAGCTATATCAATGCCACTTGACGTTATCGCAACGTTTAACAGGCAACATGACAAAAGATTACAAAAGCATATTGAAGATTTGGAATTTGAATCAAAGAAGTTGACAAACATATACAATATGCTTGAAAAGGAATTTGATCATCTTATTGATCCTGAGAGGCTGGATGAAGTCACATCTCAACAAGTATCAAATTTAAAAGAACAATTGCAAATCCAGAAAGATATTTTATCTGCCGAAGAAGACAAGAAGAAATCAGACAGGGAAAAAGTTGAAGAATATAAACAGTCTATAAAGGAAATAGAGTATCAAATAAGATATTTTACAGAAGAATTAGCCAAGGATTTGTACAGTATTGACTTGAAAAGCTGGGCTAGTCAGTTTGGAGATGCCTTAGTTGACGCATGGCTTAACGGAGAAGATGCAGCGAAAGCGTATAAAGATACCGTGGCTGATGTAATGAGGGATGTAGTTAAAAGCTGGATTCAGCAACAATATATAGAAAAAGCCTTAAAACAGGTAGAAACTACACTGTTTGGTACAGATGGGAAAGGAGGCATGTTTGCTGACAATAAACTTGACGAAGAAGAAGTTAAAAACCTAGGTATTATTTTAGGTTCGTTAGAATCATCATTTGCGGAAGCGAGTGGCGTTGTTAACGAAATAAATAATGCGTTGGGAGGGATGCTTACTGAAACAAAAGAAAATGCAGAAGGCTTATCTAACGCTATTGCTGGGGTAGATGAAAATACATTTAATCAGGCACTAGGATATATTAATGGAATGAGATATGAGATGATTGTACAAAGCGATTTATTACGTCAGCTTGTATCATTGAATGGTGGTTCGGCAGGAACAGGAGGTGTTAATATAACAGCTATACAACAAGCGCAATTGAGTATATTAACGCAACAACTTGCTGCTACTATGGCAATAAAGGCAGCATTGTTAAGTGTAGTTTCTATCGCTCCAAGGTCAGGAGGAAATGCGATAAAAGTTATTGTAGACTAAAAAATACGCCCTACTAACTTCACAGTTGATAGGGCGTTTATTATGAACAAAAAAAACAAAAATTTGAAATACAAGAACAAGAGGTGCTTGGCGGAATCGAACCGCCGTTATCAGTTTTGCAGACTGTTGACTAAACCGCTCATCCAAAGCACCAATTTTTACGCAAACATACTAAATTAATTTTAAAGTTCGATGTTTGGTAAAACTATTTTTTATATTTTTGCAATAATTAAAAAGTATAATGATGGCTATAGCTAAATATTTTATCAAGAAAGGAAGTGATGCAGCAAAAGATTTATATGCTACATACAAGCTGTATATACTTGAAAGCAAGGGTTTATGGGACTTACCTACAAAGAAAGAAGCGTATGTTGAAAATTGGTATGACAAGAACGGACAAAAGGTATATGAGCCTGTCACACCCGTATATCAGCCTACAGAAGGAAGTATTAAATTTGCCGCTATGGGTGATGTTAATACAGTAAAGACAAATATACGCTCATTTTATTCATATATAACCAATGTCATACCTGAATCTGTTGGTATGCCATATGGAACATCATCCTTTTCTATTTGGAATGAAATATGGGGAGAATCGGCGAAGCAAGTGATAAGATGTACGGGTTTTGAAACAGGAGCTAAATTAAGCTATCAAGATGTCCAGGATATACAAAATCCAGATAAACTTGTGTCTGCTTATACATTTTCATTAAAATTCAGTATTGATCAACCAACGATTTAAAGTCCAATGATTTTACAGATTAAAAGAGGAAATAAGGTTATTGCGGAGAGTGCTGATTTCTCATTCAGTTCGTCTTTGCAGGAAGTAAGGAAATTGACATGTGAGGTCGTTTCCGTTATTCCGATACAGTTCAAGGCATATAATTCCAAGAGCGAATCGGAATATGATACAGTTGTATATAACGGTAATACATTTATCCTGTATCAAGCTCCATCGGGAGATAATCTTAATGAGGCTGGTAAATATAAATATTCTCTCTTGTTTTACGGAAAGGAAGTTTTACTGCAAAATGTTGCATTTCTTGATATAGTAAGTGGAACGGGTGGAGAGATAAATCAGACAAGATATACTCATGGAGGTTTGTTCCAGTTCTGGGGTGATGCAAAGCAGCTTGCCGCACGTATCGAAGCAAATATAGAATCTTACAATTCATCTCTTGGGGCAGGATATACAGGCATTGGTACATGGACGTTGAATGTTGATGCAGAAGGTGATTTGACCGAAGATATGATTGACATATCTGATGGAACGAACTTATTTGACGGGTTGAAAAACTTTTATGATAAATTTTATCTGAACTACTATTTCTCTACTACCGCAAATGGTGGGGTCATAACTATAACAGATAAGGCTAGACCGTCTATAGACTGGACATTCAAACAAGGTGATGGCGATGGTGCTGTAAAGGTTTCCTCTTCCGTAGATACAAGCACACCTGTCATAACCCGTATCATTCCACAAGGAGGAAGCAGAAATGTTCCTCCTGACTACAAAAAAGACGCTAAACCTGTTGATGAATCACGTTATTGTCCATATATATTGCTCCCTAATGATTCTTCTGGGAATATAAGATACTATTTGGATAGCGAATATGGGTTGAAAAACTATGGTGTCAGAGGGAAAACCGTATCAAATACATTCAGTGGAGTATACCCGTCTATAAGAGGAAAGAAACTTGAGGACCTATATCCATCAGGATTACCAGAATGGGATACATATACATCCGCAGGAGAACCCGATCCACAATCCGGAAAGGTTGCTGGGAAAGGTGTGAGTGCATCTACACGGATAGACAAGATTATCGGATCTACTCCAATAAAGAGTGATGATAGTGACAGCTTCTTCATCTATATGACTTCTCCTGGATTCAACCTTGGATACAAAGTATATGAGGATGGAGATTCTTCCGATAAGATAAACGACAATGTGAATCCCCAATACAAACCTCATGCGATGTTTGACAAGTACAAGGATTCTGAACGTTTTGACATATATGGCACAAGAGTGTACTATGACCAGCCTGTAAAAGTCACTGCTACATTCTCAGGAAAAATGCTTTTCAGTATATTGCCTGTAGGAAGTGACGCTGTAGGGAAAAAGGTGAAGATTAACCTACGTATGGTTATAAACCGTTTATTGGGACAGGCTTCTTCTGTAAAAGAGGTTGTTATTGGAGAAGAGGGAGCTACCGATATGCTTGAAATACCTTTTGATAAGACGGTCCTTACAGGATATATTGAGAAAGGTCAGAATACGACAGTTTCTATCGGTGTTGAGTTTACGTTTGATTCCGATGTCCCTGCCGGAAGCTGTAAGATTGGTTTCAGTGAGGAAATGACCTGTAATATACATTTTGGAAATCAAGATGGTTCACAAGACAGATTTTATTTTAAATATGCTTCTGTAACGGATGCTGTATTCAGTATGCGCACAGGTACTTATACTGGTACGGAATTTAAGATAAACAAAAACGGGATAATCCCTCTTTATGGAGAAGTAAGTAGTGAGAATGGAGAAACAGAAGAAGACGTTGCTATGTTCAATAAGGGAGCACGATACAAGATATCATGTTACAGAACAGACAGTGATAACGCCAAACTTCCGCTCTATACAGACGGTTCATCTCCTGCCATTTCTGAGGGAACTGAATTTGTAATTCTTAATATTGTCATGCCCAAATCGTATGAGACAATGGCTGAGAATACTCTTGAAAAAGTATCTCGTGATTATTTGTCAAGATATGACCATGAAAACAGAACTGTTTCTTTGGATATATCAAGCGGATTTGTTGCCGAACACCCAAATCTGTTCATAAACTTCATAGAAGGAAACATGCTAAAGGTTAGGGATGATGGAATAGGAGTGTTTGATTTTTCCGATAATGGACAGATTGTGGATATGCAGTTGCAGATACAATCGTTGGAAATAAAATATTCCAAAGATAATCTGTTCCCGTCATATTCATGCACTATAGCAAGAAGAAAAATATTGTCGTTTTACGAGCGTCTTGCACAAGAAAATCAGACCGTTTCAACACAGAATACGACAAATGTAACATTAGGAGGAAGCGGTACGGGAAGTGGAACAAACATTTTCTCAGAGCAGCTTCTTAATGACCTTATAGCATCATTCCAAAAATTTAATGGATGGTTTGAATGGGATGAAGAAAAACAGGCTTTACGATGCAAGTCCGCATTATATACAAACCAATGGATCTCAGCGTTGGGAGCACAATCTGGTGGAGGAAGTTCAGGCGGAGGAGGAATAATACAATCAGTATATGGATTCGCTGATTTAGGCAAGACATTCAACAATGATACACTTACTGACACATTCAACGCATATACCATCAACGAGATATGGAAGCTAGCCAAGGAAGGCGGAATGAATGCGGACAAACTGTGGCAGGAGTTGGGAAAGGACGATGCAACAAAGAAAATCCACATTTCCCATCTCCCTGACAATAAATATGTAACGATTGATACGGAACAGACAGTTACAGCAAATAAGATATTTACTGGTCAATTGTCTACAGCAAATATCGTTCCAAGTGTAAATAACGCATCTACACTCGGACTTGATACGAAAAGATGGGAAAATATATATTCCGTATCAGCTAATATTAGTGGAACAATAACATCCAATAATGTAAAAACAAACTCATTACAGGTAGGAGATATAAAAATTGTATATGATTCCACAAATAAGGCTGTCACATTTGAACATATTGATGGGAGTACGACAATAGGATTGTATACTAAAGGATGGATATCGGCACTAGGCGTATCCCCTGGAGGAGGTGGCGGTGGAAGCGGATTAATAAATAATGTATATGGCTATTCTAGTTTAGGCACAACCTTTTCCGATTCAGACCTTGACAATACGTTTAATGCGTATACGATAAATGAGATCTGGAAAATGGCGAAAGAGGGTGGTGGAATAAAAAACATTACCCCATCTGGAAGTGGTAACGCTGTTACGGATATGTCGCTTAGTTCGGATGGTAAAACTATTACAGTAGTATTTGGCGAAGTGTTTGCGAAACAACAGGATTTGGGAACATTGAACAATACTGTAACGCAACTTAGCAACAAACTGAATGATTTCCTTGAAGGAAGCGATACAGATAATATCATCAATAAATGGAAAGAACTTGAGGCTTTTTTAGAGGGACTTACAGAAAGCGATAATTTAGCCGATCTTCTTGCGTTAAAAGCGGATAAGACTATAACAATAAGTGCAGGAGCAGGACTTACAGGTGGCGGAAATTTATCTGCAAATCGCACAATATCACTAGCTACATCAGGAGTGAAAGCTGGTACATATACAAAGGTTACTGTTGATACGTATGGACGTGTAACAGTTGGTGATAATCCTACCACATTGGCGGGATACGGTATTACTGATGCCGTTACCTTGACTACTGCTCAGACTATTTCAGGACAAAAAACGTTTACCAAGAATATCTTGATGAATAGCGGAACAGGTTTATCTTATGATGAAAATACTGTTTTCCGTAACACTTCTGGGAATACTATTATAGCAAGTTATGGAGATGGAATGATTTATTTCCGTCCTAATGGACATAATAATACGGAAGGTGCTGTTTGGATTAGTAAGACAGGATATCTTAATGGCGTTTCAGCAGGATTTACAGGTGGCGTTTCCGCAGCACGACTTACAGCAAACGAATATATACAGATAGGAGATGCCCAGCTTGTCTACGATTCGGCAAACAAGGCTCTAAGAGTAAAACATAGGGCAGACGGAAATACGGTAGGATTCTACTCGGACGGTTGGGTATCTGCTCTTGGAGTGAAAACAGGTGGTAGCGGTGGTGGTAGCGGTGTTGTAAATACCGTTTACAGCTTCGCAAACCTTACTGACGGCACAACCTTTTCCGATTCAGACCTTGACAATACGTTTAATGCGTATACGATAAAGAAACTATACGACATGGCTGGGCAGGGAGGACTTGACGCTGATGCTATGTGGGCTGAACTGAAAAAAGCTGATTCAAGTAAAATCATAGACGCAAGTCATATCCCTACTTCCGTATTGGACGGCAGATGGGTGAAAAAGGCTGGTGATACCATGACCGGAACTCTCACATCCGCTTCTACCACTGGCTCCATTATATTCAAGGGGTTGGAAAACTGTGATATAACCAATATCTATACAAATAATGGTACTCTATATAGCGATACCAGCCTTGCAATAAGAAACGGATTAAGGTTCAACTGGTATGATACATATTGGTATATAGGTAATCTTAGAGGAGCATCAACAAATTCAAGTGGCTTCGGTATTGCAAATGAATCTAATAAGTTATGCTTGCAAGTTACTCCAGATTATACCACAGCACCAGTTTTTAGGTCATCTGCTTCCCAAGGTACAGCACCTTTAATTGTTTATAGCACTACACAGGTAAGTAATTTGAACGCTGACCTGTTAGACGGTCAACATGGAGCATACTATCAGAACCGTGTGTATGATACTTTTGTTTCACAGCATACTCAATATGACTATATAGAATTTTTGAGGTTTGTTATTCCTAACGGACAGAATGAGTTAAGAGCTTATGTAGTATTTGATTTGTGTAGAACAGAAACGGGTAATGAATCTAGCGGACGTGCAGTGCTTAGATTACGAAGATACACTGATAATACAGCAAGTACTCTTTTTTATGTTACTAACTTCGGACGTACTACTCTTCCAGAATTACGCTGTACATCGAATGATGGTATAATATGGAGAATATGGATGAAATGTAATAAAAGTATCGATGACCCATATATTGCAGTCAAGATAATTGAGCAATATCCTTATGGGTATGTAACTACGCAAAATAATGGTACTACAGGAACACCTGAGGGAACAAGATATGTTTTTACTGCTTTATCGGCAGGAATTTCCAATGCAGCTAATTTTCTTGTTAATTCCCGTACCCTTTGGGGTCAACCTTTCAACGGTACGGCTAATGTAAGCGGTGATATGACAGGTGTGGGAAGTATTACCATGAGCGGTAACTTGAAGATAGGAAACGCCACTTCTCCCAATACCATATATTTCTATGGAACTACGGGAGATGAACCAGGAGGTTATAACCATACGTTCATTGCTGAAAGAGTTTGGGGAGGTACGGAAAGTGGTGAGCTGGTATTATTCAAAGGGAACGATATCGGCAATGGTACAGATGCCATAACCGTAAGTAATTCGGGACCTGACAGAATAAGACATATTGCTGCTGCCCATTTATTCCAGACTTATACAACCGTATTATCAGGCTCGGTAGAGAGTGTTTGTACAAGCTCTGCTTTGAAGAACTTATTCAGCATAGCTTCAAACAGGGTCATAAGCTATGTTCAGTTACAATCTACCATAGCAAGTGGCATTGCTCCGTTTATTGTGGCAAGCAATACGGTTGTAAGTAACCTTAACGCGGATTTACTTGACGGGCAACATTTGTCCGACCTTGATGGAAGATATGTCAATGTAACCGGAGATACTATGACAGGGGATTTGACTATGAATAATACCAAAGGATTCAATATTGGTTGGTCAACAAGAGTGGTTAAAACTTCGGGCGTTTGGATTCACGGTGGCGCAGACGCAGCTTCCTCAACTGATGCAAATTTGCGTTTCGCATCATGTTATGGTATAGGTTGGTATCCTACGATAAGTGGACAAACGGTAACGCAGGGAAACAATGCCATGTGGTTGAATGTTAGAACAGGAGTTCTTAATGTTGCAGGAGGTATTAAAGAAAGCTCTATATGTATCGGAAGAGTAAACAGTAGTGGTAATTATGATGCTGCCTATAATGGAGAGATAAACAGATATGAAAATCATCTGCTCCTACAGCACCATTCAGGACAAAATCTGATTATGTGTAATGGTGGAGGATTGGCAGGTATAGGTACTGGCTCTCCTAGAGCTAAATTAGATGTGGCGGGTAATGTATATTCTACAGGGTTCTTTTACTCCACTGTAGGTACAGGAACCGCACCTTACCAATGTTCTTCTACTACATTGAATACCAATTTAAATGCGGACTTGTTGGATGGTTATCACCAGACGGCATTTACATCAATAATAGGTAGACATACATTATATACAAGTGGTACTGCTCCATATAATTATATTCATTTATTCAGAATAGCAAATAGCTCTGGTTATTCTACGTTGAGGGTTGATATAGATATAAAAACAAGAAACCATAGAGCAATATTATATGTAGATATAGTTTCAGGTCAGTATGCTTATGGAGATAATGGTACAAGTGTATATATCTCAAAGTTTCAAGTAAACGGTCTAAGTGCTAGGCTATGGTATAAGATAACAAAGCAGACAAGCGGATATAATTACATTGATTTTTACTACCAATCTGGCGCATGGAACTCTGGTTCATTTGATATAGTATCAAGAAGTTCAAATGGTATATTAGTCTTTGAGCCTAAGAGTACAAATATGGATAATCTTCCGTCTGGATGTACAGAGGTAGGTAAAACTGTATTTGATGGAAGCATAACAGGAAATGCCGCTACTGCTTCAAGGTTACAGACGGCGCATAATATCAACGGTACTACTTTTGATGGAACAGCCAATATCACCACATCATATTGGGGAACAACAAGAACGTTCTATACGAACAGCCATGATTCCTACATGGTAAGTGCAGGAGTGAATGTGAACGGGTCAGGTAATGTTACCCTGCTACTGCCTAGTTCCATAAGATGCTCTGATTGGTTCAGAAGTACGGGAAATACAGGATGGTATCATGAAAACTATGGAGGTGGATGGTATATGGCTGATGCTAACTATATACGTAATTATAATTCTAAAAGATTACGTATTCAGACTGACACCTATGATACTATTCAGTTAGTAAGAACTAGTGGTTCTGGAGGAAGCTCCATAGCCTTTTATAATGGTGGAGGAACTTTCAGAGGTCAGTTCGGTATGAATGCGACTAGCTGGTTCACGTTTGATACTGGCACTGCTACGGCCAATCAAAATGTGGTTGAAATATCTCCTGCTGGTGGAATACACTCTAAGGCGGAAATAACAGCCAAGGCTAGTGGTTCTGACATCAGACTAAAGAAAGATATTCAGAATTACAATGCTATGGACATTATAAATAAGTTTAGGTCTGTGAAATATCATTGGAATGATGTTGCCAAAGCTAACTCAGAGGTATATAATAATGATTATGACCAGTTTGGTTTGATAGCACAAGATCTTATAGCAGGGGGGTTTGAACAATGGGTAAGAGATGTATTCCACGATTATTATACGGTTACTTATGAAAGATTAATTCCTGTAGTATGGAAAGGATTACAAGAGGTGGACGATGAAGTTACAAGATTAAAGAAAAGAGTGAGAGAGTTGGAAAATAGATTAGGTATTTACAATCAATAGATAAAATTATGGGACATTCTAACGGTAAGATAACTGCTCCGATAAATTTGGGCGATGATGTTTACGCCACGCTTGGTATCGGTGCTATTGGTATTGGATATGATTTGGGATATGCGTGCGCAAATACACATGGGAAAATAAATCCTTGGGCTAGATACAAGCCTGTAAGATATGAAAGCCTTGGTCCTAGTGATGGAGAAAAATGGTGGAAGGCTTGGGATGGTAATTGTGGTGTGAAGCCAAAACGTATCTCAAGTTATACGGATGCCGAAAATTATGCTGATGGTAGTATGAATGGGTGGGAATATAACCCACCAACAGGCGGTAATTTTCCATATCGTCTTACTGATTTTAATGGTTATAATCACTATGCCGATCCTCCTATAGATAAGTTCATGTGCCCTGCTACAGCTACAAATCAGTTTACTAGTAGTAGCTTTACATGTTCTGCTGCTATAATGATGCCTTCACAGGGAACTGAGGCTGATTTCCTAAACATGGGGGATTTTGCTGAGATAGCAGAGTGTTATTTTGGTGTTTATGTTAAAAGCAAAACTACTCAGATGTACAGGCGTGTTACTGCTGATAAGAAGATAGGGACAGGATATGCTATGGTAACAGTGAACTCATGGGGAATGGCAACTGGTAAATGGGATGTTTATCCCTTTTTAAGCACAGCCATATTAAACCAGGATGATCCTGATATACTGCATAGCGCTTATTCTATTCCTATGATGAAAAAAGCGGAGATAGAAATTGTAGGATCTTATGTAAGCATATCTATACTTGGAGGTACTTTGCCGACTGTTACAGGTTATATAGAAGTTACTGTAAGAGTACGTAATGGGCAAAGTAGTTCAATAAGTTTTTCAAACAATGTCTGCTTGGCTAGATATACAAATAAGGATTTTAATGATCCAATGACGATAGGCGAAACAAGTGTCGATATAAAAAACTTTCAAGTATCTGCTAATTCTTCGGTTGATAAAAAGGTAAGGATATTTATCTCATCTGATATGATTCAATCTAGAAGTTGTAGAATATGGGTTAGTCTTAATAATGGAAGTTACAAAGATAGTACATTACTTATATCTATGGGACATGAACTATAATGAAAAATCCCCTTGCTTCCAATTAGTAAGGGGATTTTTCATTTTCCCTAAATGAATATGTAGAAAGACTATTTTCTTAGTTCATCTATTAACGCGTCTGCGTATTTTACAGCATCTTTGGCTACAAGTGCATATCTTTCAGGGTCATTCACAGTACAGTAAACTCTCAAAATACCCTGCATTGCCCTACATGCGTACTCCCTTCTCAAAGTGCTCCAATCTACAAAAGGCGTATAATCAGTTAGGTAATTATATACAGGTAATTATACACATACATATTGACGCTTCACCGCCCCGGCTACTGCCGACCACTCCACGTCCTCAACCCCTTCTACCAAGGGTGATATTAGTCCTGACATAACTAATTTAGTTAAATATGTGTAAATTAGTATGTGATTGCCCTCTTTAATTTTACTTCTTCTGTTTTCATATCTCAATCTCCTTTCTTTTTCATTCATTGCAATTTTCTATTTTTCTCATTGATTGCCTCATGTCAAATTTGAAGTTGTCTAAAATCCTTTTAGCCTTAATTCCACATAAAGAACAAACTACAATGTCATAGCCTTCTTTATCACTCACAGCGTTTTGTTTTACCCAATGGTGTTTTGGACTTATGCAGGAATAAGACTTTGATTTACGATTTTCTGATTTTACATCATTATCTGATAACTTACCTCTCCCACACATTACTTTAACATGAGCTAAAGCAGCAAAAGCAAATGCAGCACCTTCACCGCATTCAAAATTCAAATGATTATTGAATGCCTCTTTATCAAAGCCGAAATCCTTTCCACATCCAGGACATCTGTAACCCATATCTAATCTCCTTTCTCTTTAATCCGTTCAATATCTGACTTATGCTTATAAATTGCTATTTTCTTCATTTCTGATTTGTTATTCGTTAATTGATTTTGGCAAAAAAGTTTTTTGGTTGTCTCCGTCATGAGGATTATACAGGTGTTTATAGCCCAACATCTCCATCATGCACACGCAATCATCAGTTACCCCTATATATGCACCGTCAGGATGCCCAGAACAGCATCCAGTAGTATATATGCCTTTATCCCATAATTCTTTTATTTCGTCAACAATTTCTGCGTCGACCGAAACATAAGGTGGTAAAATGTCACCTATGCAGTTCATACGAGGAACCATAAAATCAGGTAGTTTCAATATGACCATCATTTTCTTATATTACATTTCTGTTCGGTTTTGAAGATTATTTAGAGTATTGTTGTTTTTTTGTACACGTATTTGTCCCAAAGCTCCCTATCGGGCAGTCATCACAGTAAAAAGTAAGACTTCTGTAGTCTGCATCACTTCCACATGGATGCTCGGTAAGCTCCATAACTTTATCATTTAAAAGTCGTACATTCTCTTCGAGTTCATTCACCTTATTAATAGGTGTTAGAGCTTTATATTCTTGTTCTGTTAAAATATACTGCATATTATTTCTCTTTTAATCGTTGTAACACATCTTTATTTGTTTCTAATATTTCATCGAAAGACGGGATGGGTTGCCAGCAGATAACTTTAATATCATCACCAGTTACGTCTTTACCTCGATAAACATTATAACTATCATCAATCCACCATCCATCTTCATATGTAAATACATCTATACATTTATGATATTCGGAGTATATATCACATTTCCATAAGCCCCATAAAAATCCAACAAGTACACGCTGCCCTTCCTCTGGCAACCGTTCCTTCACACTTATCCAAGGTGATTGCTTGGATTGCCACTCTACTCCGGCAATAAAAGCTCTTTCCGTAACATCGAATACTGCATCACGAGAACCTGCATCATAATTGTCCTCTTCAAGATTCACTTCAAAATCCGTTGATTCTAATATTTTCTGAAGATAGGCACTTGCCGCTTCTTCTACTGTCTGTTTCATTGTATCTCATTTTAATTTTTTTCTTCAAACTCGGCAATGATACAATCTGCATCACCGCCATGTACCCAATTCTCTAAAACGGAGGAAAGAACTTCGATATCTTGTTCTTTCTGCCACTCTGCGCCAGCGATAAACCCCATATAATATGCCGGAAACATACTTCCGCTGCTTCTGCTTTCAGCGAAAGAATGAGCCGCTTCTTCTAATGTATGTTTCATCATTCCTCCTCTGTTTTAATATCCGTTACTTTGCCACGATTGACAAAACAGAAACATCCCATCACATTACACAGGTATGATTCATGCTCCATCTTACACTCTTTGCATTCTTTACACAATGAACATTCACTGCAATCGAAATTTTCATTGAACGTTTTGCTCATTTCATGCAACACACCATCTATTATTATTCCATTCTTTATTTCCATAATAAATCTACTTATCTGACTTTCTTTATGATATAATTGTCTTTAAATATTTAAATATGTGTTTTATTATTTCTATTGTCCATCCGTTCCCAAGCATCTTGTAACGCTTTGTGTCGGATATTCCATCCCATTTATACCATTCGGGTACAGTTTGAAGTCGTGCACATTCGGTGGGGGTAAGACGTCTAATTTGTGTGCCGATTCGGATACATGGTAGTGAGCTTCCGTCATTTCTAGCTCTTGCCAACAGTGCACATGATTTACCTGATTTTATTTCACGAAAATGCTTTCCTCCAAATGTACGTACCGTTCCCGAAACAATCACTATATTATCCTTTCGTACCGTTGTAAGATAATTAGTCTTTTCATCAACACCCAACGAATCGTTTTCCACCTGTATGTAACTGTCATTGTCTTTCGTCTTTACCCTGTTCCTTGAACATTCGATCATCTTGTCAGATAGAAAGTATTTTTCATCAACATCTTCTTCAAGGATATCCCATAACAATATTCCCCTATCTTCCGGCTGTGGAATATCGTTATGAATATCCGTCCAATATATACGCCTTCTGTTTTGTGCCGACACAAGGGCAGAATTGATATGTATTCCTTCCCTTCCTATTGTTTCATTGAACACAGATTCCCATTTCTTTCCCATTTCCACATTTTCAAGAAAGAATTTGGTATTGTCACCACGTTCAATAAGCTCGTGATAGATACGTATGTATTCCCAAAACAGATATGATTGCCCTTCAAACTCAAAATCGTCCTTCTTTAATTCAAGATATGTTTTCAAGTCTAGAACCTCCATGCCTTCTTTTGTTGCAAGCCCTTTTCTCTTACCTGACATGGATAGGTTTGTACATGGCGATCCTCCGATTATCAAATCTATCTTATCAAGTAAGCTAATATCCAACTCTCTTACATCACCAAGCTGTATTGTGTTAGGAAAATTCTGCATAGTTGCTTTTATGGCAAACCTGTCCACTTCGGACGCATAATATTTTTCTACTGGAATGCCAAGTTCGGCAAGTGCTATTTGTCCACAAGACATTCCATCAAAAAGACTTAATACATTCATAATATGTTTTTAAAATTTTCATCAAATATAGAACTAAATCCGTTTGGAACCAATACTTTTAACCATTTTTTAATTATCTTTGCGATAATAGATAAAAAAACAAATTATGCAATTTTCGATAGTTCCCAAAATGGACTCCGAGATTATGTTTTCGGATGAAGATTTGTCCGTTTTCAGAAAATCAGTTGACGGGCTGTATTATATGATACATACAGAAAGGGTTTTGGAAGCAATGCCTATGATACTTACGGAAGACGGTATAGAGCATCCTTACCCTTACGATACCTATGAAACAGGAACCTTTGAGTTTGAAAAATTGCTTTCGTCTGAAAATTGGTCGCAGTATGAGAAAGATAGGATTTTTTAACATAGGGCGTCTTGGGCTTGTTAGAACATGGCAGGTAGAGACGAATATAAACGAAATCATAGAGAAATGGATACCAAAACACATGGTGTTTTGGTATGATATGGCTAAACCTGTGGATGTTTATATTCCCGGCGTTACTTATGCAAATCAATTCATAAATGACGGAGGAAAACTTAGCTATGATAGAACTATAAACAAGTGCACTATCACTCATACACCTACGACTGCAAACAAAAACTTTTGGCAAGTTTCATGTTCCCCGTCAAGTGCTGTTTCCTCTTTTAAGATAAGAGTGACAGGACTTCCACAGGGATTTTCGATAGAAAGCGGTATCTATTCTACCAAGATAACATCTGACGGAGAATATGACATACCGGAATATAAGAATAGTGGTACGACAACACGATATCCCGGATTTTATTTGGCAGGTGATAATGTGAATGATGTGGACTGCAATATTGTGGTAGAGGAAATTCCTACAAAACAATCCGTACCTACCAATGAGATATTGAAATCCAATCCTTATTTACAGGATTTCAGTGGAAACAACAGACCATTGAAATTAAATAATTTCCTGTTCGCAGCTATGAGTGGAGTGGGAGGATATGATATATCCAGTATGAATATTCTTCCAGATAGGGCTGTTGTGACGGTAACAGACAATAGGATTATACATATTACTAGCAAGCTATCCACTGAGACTAATAATATGGTAGATATAGTACCGTCAAATTCTACGCCTACTCATAAATTTAAAGTTACAGGGCTACAAGATGGTAGACAGGTTAGCTTAGTTAACAGGAATGGGGGATTCTACACATTTGACAATGGAGAACATGAGGTTGCTTTGTCTTATCCCGAAGGTACTGAATTACTATATAATGCTATAGGAGTTACAGGAGATGCCGGAGATATGGATGTAACAATAGAGTTTATTCCTAAATACCCGAATGCCCTAGTAACGGATGGAGTGGATGATTATGGGCAGGTGCAGAATTTATCACAGGGAGTTAAGATGCTGTTTATGTCTTTCAATATATTTAGCATCAACAAATTTATTTACGACCAAAGATATGGCTCGGCTGAGCCATTTTTATTCGCTATAAATAATGCGAACAATAGTATAGCGTATAGTTATAGAAACTCAAATGGTACTACTTATATTGACGGAACACTTAATGAATCTACTGTGTGCCAAGAGTTATTAAATAAAAGGCACATAATTACCATAGTAAATAATAATGTTACTTCTTCAAAAAGTAAGACACCATTGTTTTTTAGAAATATGGCAGGTGATAATGTTGCAAATATGGCTTTCTATAACTCCATAGGATTTGATGCTGTTCCGGCAAAGGAAACCGATGGATTCACCGAACAGGATTTAATTGATTATTATATACCAAAATCCATTGTCACTATAACGGTAGTGGATGTGAATGGAGCACCCATAGAGAATGCAACGGTCACGATAGAAGGTTTACAGTACAATACACTATCTGATGGCACAGTAAAAGTAGTGGGGATAGCCAATAGTACCATGTCCATATCTGTAACAAAGGATGGATACATGCCATATTCAAACAATGAATGGAAATTTACCAATTCAAGAATAATACTTGAAGTTATCAATAACACCATAATAATGGAAGACGGAAACAACATATTACTTGAAAATAACAACTTAATTTTAACAGAGGATTAGCAATGGAAGAAAATCTTAAAATTTCGGAAATGACTTCCGTTGAAACCGTTACGGGTACAGAGATAATACCATGCGTTACAGATGAACCGAAGAAGAACAAGTCGGTCACTATATCTCAGATAAGAGAAGGTATGGTAACAGGTGTAAAAGGTAACAATGAGAGTTCATATAGGAAAGGGAACGTCAATATAACAAAAGAAAACATTGGACTTTCTAAAGTAGACAATACATCTGACGCGGAAAAGCCTGTATCTGATCCGCAAAAGACAGCCTTAGATAAAAAGGTGGATAAAGTGGAAGGCAAATCATTGTCTACAAATGATTTTACCGATATAGACAAACAATTTCTAGATTCATTAAAGCAACAACAAGGGAATGTATATGGTGTAGAAATGTCTCGTGGGCAAAGTGATCCCGTCTATCAGACATGGATAGGAAAAGAGGAATTTAAGGTATCTCATCCTATATTGAATGCATTCCGCCTGGCTAAAGTAAAGGACGGGAAAGTCGTAGGATATTTCGACCAAACCAATCTATTTAAAATGGCTGACGGAACACCTTCAAATATTATTATAGATGGCACTAATGTAGTAGACGATGGCACTGATGTTATGTTAGTAAATACCAAGCCGTTTTGGGTAATTAATGGAGGAACTGATGATACTTATGAAAGAAGGATTGTTGGAGATATACCATTTACTTATGGCGGTGATACAGCCGACTTTGTAGCTCCATTTGCTGTGTGTATCGGATATTCAGTAATAAAAGATAATAAACAGAGATCAATTAGAGATAATACCATTATGGGTACTACTGGAGCAGGAATGTTGGGCGTAAACATCATGACTACAGGCGGATGACCTACAACAAATATTTCACGCTTTAACTATGAACAATATGCAAGAAATAAAAATACAGACACATCATCTAATTTACCATATGCAAATGCTTTTGCATTTGACTTGGATGTGTGGTGTACCCTTTTGTTTATAAAGTTTAGAACGAAAGATGTTCATTCTCAATCTGTATGTGGGAAAGGTATATCATCTAATGATTCTGCGCCTGATGCTTCAAGCTGGGGTAAAATGACAGGAATAAGATTTAAAAAGAATGATAATCAGACATACGTTTATTATAAAATAAATGGAGCTGGCTTCAAGGCTTCTGAAACAGGAACTACTTATAATTTTGATCAAGTAATCAATAATTATCGTCCTAAACTGAAAATGTTTGAAGCACAGTTGGCGATGTCATACGCAAAGGAAAACAATATTGAACAAAATACAGATTTCACCTATGATGGTTCCACTTATCGTTATTTTAATTTCCAAGGTCATAATGGACTTGCAGAGGGGGAAATGTCCGGTGTTGTTGTTAAATTTTTCACAATCAGCGTAACAGGATGGAGCATTCCCGATTCTGCGTTGGTTACAGACAGGGAAGTTGAAGTATGCTTTGCCCAACCTCTGATACGGGGAAGAATTGCAGGATGGGGAGATACATGGATGTGGTATAGTGGAATAGACTGTGTTATGCATGATTCCACATCTATTGACATATATCAAACTAAGTCGGTAAACAATATGACTACTGACAATGTATCAACCGATAAAAATCCTGGTGAATCGTATGGGTTTGAAAATATCTATGATTTAATTGGTACTAGGAACAAAGGCGAAGGAAATCAGCTTGAAAATTTTAAAGACTGTCTTATAGGTAAAACTCAAGGTGGTGGACTTCATACGGGAGAATGCCATTATAACTGGTTTACAGGGGATGTAGGTTCGGGTAAAATTGGAAGACGTGGTGTTTTCTTTGGTGGTCTGTCGTACGGCGCCGATTGTTCTTTGCGGTATGGTTATGCGTACCATGCCCCTGCGTACGCGGACACGTTCATCGGTGGCGGCTTCCGTTGTACAATAACCCAAGCCTAATTTTTCACGAAGTGAAAAATCCTCATCCCAAAACTTGCAAATTATATTAATAATGTTTAAGTTTGCATAATAAAAATCTAACCAAATGCGTCAGCAAAGTGAAATAAGTCTGTCAAAGGCGGTTAGTTGAAAAAAGGCGGTTGTAGATTGGTGGTGTTTACTTTGGTGGTCAGTCGAACAACGACAATTGTTCTTTGCGGTATGGTAATGCGAACAATGCCCCTACGTACGCGGACACGATCATCGGTGGCGGCTAACGTGCTTAAAAAAATTACTGCTATACAGAAGCCTCGTCAGGAAGACGAAAAATGACAAGACATCCCATTATTAGAGAATGGGAACTTATTAGTACATACACATTTGTAGGTGTATGGAAAGTTAGTTAACTTTGGCTCAACGGACAAAGAAAAAGCACGAAAAAAAAGACAATAGCACATGGGTAAGAATGCAAATATTGTTTAAAGGAGAAAAATGCTTTGTAAAAGGTGGATATGAATCCATAGGTATATTTCTTTCACAAGTTGACAGAAGCCTTCTCCCATTGGAAGATGTTGTTATAAAATTTAATAGAGGTTATTATTTTGATGGCACATTAGATATTTAAAATATGGAAAGAGGATTGATTTTTGACGAAAAACCTCCCTTCATCTTGGATTTAGGGACAGGGTACAGTAACGTACATTTAAATATAAAACAGGTTGACGAGCCATATATTGACAGTGTTGGTGAACCCGTACAAGGAAAATTTGTAAAGAAATGGGTAGCTGATGTACAGCGTGTGAAAAACCCTGTATCATACGACAAAACTGTAAATGCTGCTATAAAGGACGAGTTTCCTAATGGTGAAGAAGAAGCTGCTATAAGAAAAGGTATATTAAATAAATTAGACGCAGATTATGTAAAATTAAACGAATTTGCAGAAAGTGTAAAAAAATCATTTATAAAAGGCTATGGAGAACTATGATAGACAACAAATAGGAGGATATTTTTCTCAAACAAACGCTTCAAAAGATGAAGCATTGAAAGGTATTGTAGCCGCAAGAATATCACTTGCAAGTGATATTGCAGATAATATGTATACAGCTACATCTAATCTTGTAAGAATAGCTACTATGGAAGGATGTAGAATTAGTCTATATAAAGAAGAATTAAAATCCCGTTCAAGTAGAGCGTCGGAAAATTCATCAATGTTTCTTCCTCAAGGAACAGTAGAATACTTCTCGGTAACGCCAGGAGATATCATTTATGTTGATGGTTCAGCAAATATATCATCTATAGAGTAATAACAATGGGAACAAATTACAATACAATATTAGCATCTCTGCTTGATGGAATTTCTTTAGCATTGAAAAGCGGAAATTCAAATGTAAATGCTGATCAGTTCAATTTTCTAACAGATGCAATAAACAAGTCTACCATAATACCATCCTATTTTGATAGAGAAAATGCTATTAAATATCTTGATATAAGTGATACTGAATTTGCACGAATAACATATAAGGGTACTAAATTTCATCCTGTAACACCATTATTGTCTCCGGTAAGGGTACAAGGAATGACAAAACCCGTTTATTTGAAAGATTCATTAGATGCTCTCAAGAATAACGGGCTTGTCCGTCCAAAAAGCCAAGAGGAAAACATAAAACTAAAAACTAGACTACCTCATACGCATACATAATCACACAATCATCTTTATTATCCATATTAACCGCCTGGAAAATGTTTTCTTCATTATCCAAGGCGGTTATTTTATATGTACCATCTGTTAGATCTACAATATCACCTAATTTTATATAAGAATATTTATTCCCACTAGGTATTAAATACGTAATCTTTATAGGCTTGTTGTTCCATCTTTTAAATTCTTTCATAAAAAATCCTCATCTTTTAAATTATTGCGCTAATATACAAATAGAAAAAATATTCCACAAGGAAATTACTTACTTTAACAAGTTTAAACTATCTGAAACACAATAAGTTACGCTTTGAAATTTTTATTTTTGTTTAGGCAATCCATGTTGTAAATTTACATTCGTAAAGATGAGTGCACAGTCTTTACGGGAGTTATAATACACACACATTAAATTACAATATTATGGGTTCAGACAAAATTTTTATGTTCGACAAATCCTGCTGCTGGAGAAAGTGCAGGACTTATGTCAATGATACCTGCATTGTTGCAGAATAAAGGATTAGACCCCAATCTTGTAGCAGCCTTGATGAATGGAAACAAAAATCAAGATGCTTGGGGTGGTGCTGGTTGCTATTGGATCTGGATTATCCTGCTATTCTTCCTGTGGGGTGGTAACGGATTCGGAAATGGATTTGGCAACGGAGCAAATGGTATACCTGCTCAATTGAATAATGATGCAGGACGTGAGTTGTTGATGAATGCTATTCAAGGAAACGGATCAGCTATCAATCAGTTGGCTAGCTCTTTGAGTTGCTCTACTCAACAGTTGCAAAATGCTATCTGCCAGATTCAAGGACAGATTCAGCAAGTTGGTAATCAGGTAGGTCTTTCTTCTCAACAGATCATCAATTCAATTCAGTCCAATAGCGCAGCTATAGGTTCTCAGCTTGCTTCTTGCTGCTGTGATATCCGTACCGCTATCGAACGTCAAGGATGCGATAGCCGATTGGCTACTTTAGAGCAGACCAACACTCTGACTAGCAATGCAAACACTCAGTTCAACATCATATCTGCTAAGATTGATGCTCAAAGCGCAATCATCAATGACAAGTTCTGTCAGCTTGAAATGCGTGAAATGCAAAACAAGATTGATGCTCTCAGACAGGAAAATAGCAATTTAGCTTTAGCTGCTTCTCAGCAGGCACAGACTGCTAATATCGTTGGACAGCTTAGATCACCCGCCCCTGTTCCAGCATATTTTGTGCCAAATCCAAATTGCGGTTGTGGATATGGTTATCCGTTCATGACTGGTTTTGGTGCAGGTTATGCTGCTGGTGACAATTGTGGTTGCAATTGCTAAAGTTTAGTTAAGAGTTCTTTGACTTATTGAATTGGGCTTCGTAATCGGATAAAAACATCCATTTATATCCTTTATGTTGATTGATCTTATTTCTGCAACATAAAGAAATACAAGAAGGAATAAATCCTAGTTTTTTTGATTCAGATTGTGATTTCAAAAAGATTATATCTGAATTATTAGTAGTATTTATTCCTACTACATTCTTTGAATTTGGATGAAAGAGCATTAATCTTCTTTTTTGGGATTCTGAATTATGTTTACGAGCTAAAGGATAGTTTAAATTCATTTTTTGAGTACAAAATCTTAGATTATAAACATTATTATTTTTAGGATTTCCATCAATATGATCTACTTGGTCATAATGATTAACATTATCTATAAATGATGTAGCAACTAATCTATGGACATAACATATTTTACTATGATTATTTAACCATAAATTTACAATAAAATATCCTTTTCCATCATTAGACTGTTTCATAATATGTGGCTTCCACCATCTTTTAATTCCTTTTGAATTAATCAATAGTCTACCTAGGGAGCAAATACGTCCTTTTGAAGAAACCATATATGTTCCTTCATATCCGATTACGTCCTTCCAAATTTCTCCCTCCAAGGAGATGCTCTTAATAAATTCTTTGTTTGTCATTGCTAACTAGTTTTAGTGATGCTAACATAGAAAAAAGGAGGGAAGGGCGTTAGCGAACCCTTTTCGATAGGTAAGCTACTCCTATCTATCCCGATGCAAATATATTAAAATTTTAAAGAAAGGGAAAAGTTATGAGTTATTTTTTTAATCCTTATATGGCTGGATATACTGCTAACCGTTTCAGAGGAGTACATAGGCTAGACTTTGGAGGGATACCTTTTATAAGAACTTCTTCTGTTACAACAGATACAACAAATTCCGAAGTTATATACGGTATTAGTCCATGTCTGTTCAGACGATTACCTAATCAAGGTATCTTACTTCTGAGTGTAAACCATGTTCCTGCTGCCGGATCTGACGCTTACCTTGTTTCTGTGGCTACTACATTGACAAATACTCCGTCAACCACGACAAGTAAAGTTCCTTTGGTAAACGGTTCTGGAGATCAAATGCCATCAAGTGAGATTTCACAAGGGAATAAATACTTTGTCTATTATGACAAATGTAATGGAATATTCCAAGTAGTAAATCATATTGTTACACCTACTGCTGCATCGCAGGCTAAAAGTACGGTGAAATAATATTAAAAAGTTATAAGTATGTTTCAATCAATACGACAAGGGCAACAGTTTTTTATATTGCATAAAGGTGAAAATCCTAGGTGCGATATAGGTACTGTGATAAGTGTTTCAAATCCTGTCCCTAAATATCAGAATGGATATGCATCATATCCTCTTCCACAAAATGAAATGGTTGTGGATGTGAAAGTAAAAGTTGGCGATGATACTCTTGATTTTCAAAAGTTACCAGCCAATCTTAGCATAGCAGACTTTTCCCAAGTAGGAGGAAACGTAGTTGTATCAGAAAGCAAAGATGCTATCAATGCTGAGATAGAAGCTATGAAAGTGAGCAGTATGCGAGTAGTAGAATCTGTAGAATATCATCAAAAAGTAATCAAAAGCTGTGATGAAATGCTTACCGCATTAAATCCTGCATTTGCTGAAAAAGCTCAACAAGATAAGGAAATGAAAGAGCTTAAAGGTGAATTGTCTCAGATAAGGGATATACTTGCTCAACTTGCTGCTTCGGGTATCAAATTGCCAGATGTGCAACATACAAACAACAACAACAATAACAACAACAATAAAAAATAATAACTATGGGTTGGAAAGTATATGGAATGGGCCGTAGCTTTGAAGGCGAAGATATGGACCGCGAATTAGAAAAAGCATATAAAGAAGGTTATCGTGACGCTATGGAAGAAATGGATGGTCGTTATGGTGAACGTGGAATGCGTAGAAGAATGGACGATGATGGGCGCATTTGGGACGATGATGATGAATACGGAGAAAGACGTGGAGTCAAAGGTACTGGTCCCTACGCTAGACGTAGACGCTAATTCAATTGATTTAAGCCCGTAGTGGTTTACTACGGGCTGTTTTTCTTTAAAAACAAGAGCTATGGAAAGAACAAGATTAGATGTATATGAGAAACTTCCTTCTGGGATGGAAAAATATCTTGCAGAACACGGATGGAACTTCTCAAAGAAATTATGTGAATATGCCGTTTCAAAGATGAAAGATAGAAACGGAAACAAGTTACACCCGTATGACAAGGATCAAGTAGAAGCATTGATGAAACAATTCAATGTTGAATTGAAGAATGATGTAGAATACAACAAGGTTTATGTGTTGAATATGGTACGTGCCGATTATATGGGTTCGTCTATAGTCAACGAACAATACGCTTGTATGTTTGTGAAAGATTATCTTGATGATGTTGACGGAAGCCCTACACGTGCTCTAGATGAGTATTATGCTAAATGTATAGCTTGTGGAACTCCGTTTTCCTGGGAAGATTATATTTAATTGTTATGGTACGACAAAGACTATACATCGAAGAATATGATTGGACAGTTGATGTGTTCTATTCTGTAGACAAACACTCTTACTTAAGAGCAATATACAGGTTAGAATATATTGGCTGTCCTTTTCATTTATTGAACAGAATAACGGATAAGATAAAGACTGAGAAGTATAATTATGGTGTTACATATTCAAATGATAAGTGCACTGTAATGATTATCAGTCATAGTACATCTGATGAAGAGTTTATGAATACCCTAGAACATGAGAAACAACACATGATTGGTCATATAATTGATTATTACGGCATAAAGCCTTCATCAGAAGAAGCTGGATACCTTGCAGGGTATGTAGGTGCTTTATTTACAAAACCTATAAAAGAAGAAATTTGCGATTGTTGTAAAAAGAAGTTAAAATAAACATATTATGAAAAAGATATTTATGGCTATGATTAGCGGAAAAAGCAAGGAAGAAGTGTATGATATGCTTACTGATTCAGAAAAAGAAATACTGTTTGGCATTGCGCAAAATATGGGTATGTCACGAGTGGAAAGAAGAAAAATGAAAAGGAAGTATGAAAAGAAAAGATAGGGATTTTACTCCCTATCTGTATGGTCTTACTAGTTTATTCCAATAATGAAAGTATCTATTATTATACATATTTTTATTCTTTAGTAAATACAGGTGAAAATTCTTGAATATACCCAGTAAGTTCGTCTACATGTTTCCTTAGCTTGATATTAATCAACTTTAATAGATATATCTCCCTATATGCTTCCGCTAAGCTAATGGTTAATTCTTCCTTATCCATATCTCAATCTCCTTTATCTTTAATCCGTTCTAGTACATCCCTGTTCGCTTCGAGTATTTCATCGAAAGATGGGATGGGCATATAAGCGACAACATTATAAGTATATCCAGTTCCATATATGAGCCAAGATTTATTATTCTTATTATATTGAGCTACGTATACCACTCTATTGTCAAGAACGACTAAATATTCTTTGTTTTCCTCCGGCAACCGTTCTTTCACACTTATCCACGGAGATTGCTTGGACTGCCAGTCTGCACCCTTCTTAAACATATTCAGCATTGCTTGCCTTTGATAGACTAATTCACCTTCAATTACTATTGCATAGCTTGATATAAGCTCTTGCTTTGCTGCTTCTTCTAATGTCTGTTTCATTGTATCTCATTTTAATTTTTCTTCAACTTTAACATATCCGTTTTCAATACACCAACATAGCATATCGTAAACTGCATCAATAAGTTCTTCACCTTCTGTGATATTTATGAAAGACCTAGTGTAAGGATTCATATATAAGCATGTATAGCTATCTGCAAGTTTTTGGATGGTAAGCACTTCATCGCCAATAAAACAAGGTAATTTATTGATAATATCCTGCAAGGTGTAAGTTTCATAATAATAGTCGTAATTCGTATCAGCATCCATAGAGGTTACAACCATGTTGTCTGAATCTGATTCATTCCACTCTAAACACATGCTTGCATCGCTTGTATCCAGCCCAAACTCCTGCAAGTGCTTCATCTGCTCGATTG